CAATGATCCATCCCTGGATTTGATAGATACGGCGCATGTATTCGATCTTATCGGCTTGAATTTTAGCCATTAGGATAGAGCACTTTTATTGTTGTTAAGATATCTTCCTGCTCTTGCATTACAGCGCGAAGTCTTGAAGCTTCTTCTTCTCTTGTTTTCCTGATGGACTCAGGTAAATTTTCAATAGATTGACTGCTCAATGTATTGAGTAAATCAAATCTGGATTTTCGCCTTTCTTCGATAAACTGAATGATCGGCTTTACTGTTGCTGCCATGATTTCAATTTTTTGTTTGTCGTCCATCTTTACGAATTTATTTCATAAAGATATGATTTGAGCGGCAAGGTCGATTCGAACGCCATCTTCAGTCTGGAAAGACTGACACTCTACCATTAAGCTATTGCCGCATGTAATATTTTAGGATAAGGCATTGAAAGTTTTTTACAAACCGGGATCATTGCTTTATCCAATGGAAAAATGTATTTGTGCTTATCTGTTCCTTTTACTTCGATGCAGTCTGAAACTTTCGGGCACCGTTTTGAATGGTTGTCTTTGAAACCAGTTACAGAAACGTTTCTGTTATGGTATTTTCTTCCTGTTTCCTTGTGGATGTAACTTGGCGTGTCTCCTTTTGAAACACCTGTATAATACCAGTTTGTTGCCTGATAAATGATGCCTTTGTGATTCTGGCCGGTATCGGCATAACTCACGATCAGTTTTACCAAAGGATTTAACTTCTTAACCATTGTCAGGCTGATGGAAACTGCTTTGCTGGTGCTTTCCTGTTTTCCGTTCAATGCTACTCTGACCAATTCAATAACCTGACCTTGGACCAAACCATAAGGCATTGCAATCCTGTTGGTAGCACCTTTTGAATAAACGATCACTCCGCACCATTCGTTGTTATTATTGAAAACTGAAAAACTGCAACCGCATGGAGGCATAGTCTTGCTGTAATGAAAATTCATTATTGCATACTTCGTGGCCTGATATGTTGCAATTTCTAATTTCATAGTTCACCACCGCTTACTGAATAATATGCACCGGGACAATGATCATCCAAAACCTGTTTGATCAGATTTTCTGCTGTGTCGAATTGTGCTTTATCCTTGAATGTGATTTTTATTGTGAGTGGGTTGTTTTTAAGCAAACCAATAAGATCTTCTTCATTCGGCTCCGGGAGAAACCAATCTTTCATCGTGTTCAGGTCCAAACTGCTCAAAGACATTGTTTCCTTTATATCGTCAAAAGACAAATCAAATTGTTTAATATGCTCGAATAATCCCTGTTGTGTGATGCGTGCATATGCAGAAGAATAGACCAAAACAAGTTCTGCAGCTTCTTTCATGTCGGTGCAATCAATAAATGTGGCGGGAAGTAGATCAGGAACAGAAACACCGCTTTCAATCACTTTTTGCAAATCTGTGAAACGATGTTTGCCATCTAAACAGTATAAAACACCCTCATTTTCCCAAACCTTGAAAGGATCAACAAACTGATACCTGACAAGGCTTTGCAATAATTTTTTGTCTCCAGCTTCCAACCATTCCTTAAATTCCTCATGCTGAATGAATTGAAGCTCTCTCCATTTGATCAATTCCGTTTTGATTATCCTTGAGTTTATTTCCTGATTCATTTTTGCTCCGACTTGTTATGACGTGAAATTACTAAATAATTTAGCACACCAAATTAAAAAATTCAGGGGATAGCCACTGAATTGATTTTGCTGCTGTTAATTAAAACTTCAGAGTAATATTCGAATCGCTGCAGATTGCAGATGTAATCGTTGTATTTTGAGTTGTGACATTACCATTTGCCGGTGCTGTAGTTGTGTAATGCTTCCACGCTCCTGTCACTCCTTTAGGGATTGTATCGATGTCGGTAAATGTCGTTGTCTTGTTTGCTACCGGATCCACTGACTGAAACTGAATTGTAACATAGATTGGCTGATTCGCTGAGGCCTTATCAACTGAACAGATTGTCCAATAAACAGTTTGTGAGGTGCTGGGATTGTTTCCAAATCCTGAAGCTGCTGCATTTAGTGTAATTGTCACCGGTGTGACTGTTGGTGTGGGACTGCTTTTGCTACATGCGATCAATGTGATCATTAACAAAGAAATGATTGTTGTTTTCATATATTTTGAATTATGGTTTAAAAATATGCTTGTTTATTTTAATTCTAATAAAGTTTCAACGGCTTTTTTAATCTTGGAATCTGCATTTATATAATTCTGATAAACCAGATCTTTCTTATTTATCTTTTTCTGTGGCTTTGTTGATAAATCTGTTTTTATAAAATCAGTTAGTGATACTCCGGCTATTTCTGAAAGTTTGATCAACATATCCAATGACGGACGAATTTTCCTTTTATCGCACCAGGATTGATATGTGCGATAATTCGTATTCAAAAGATGTGCCATTTCTAAGGAAGTTGCCTTTTTCTTGCTCTGCAGCCACCTGATATTTTTCTGAATGAACATATTTTTTAGTTTTCTGATGATGGCAAAGCTTTAAAGCCGCCTTCTTTTAATTGTTCGTAGAATGTTTGGTCCTTTGCAGGATTATACGCATAAGGCAAAAACACCTGCAACGGTTCTGCTTGCTCAAGCAGGATCATAGAGAGCTGGATATCCACCCAATCAGATATTATCTTCCAGGCTGTTCTTTCTGCCTGTTCCTGAATTGCCTGTTTTGTTTCCGGGCGTGGGCGCTTCACTTCTGCCCATAATACTTTGAAACAAGGTTCGATCTTTGCCGGCAGCTGGAAAAACATTGGCATCTGGCCAGCGATGATCATGCGGAAAGTGATCGCTGTGCATGTCTTTGTTGTGGTATCATATTTCATGCTGATATCTGTTGCACCGGCTTCAACCAAAGCCTTTTGAATTCTTCCCATAGATGTTACTGCAGGAACTGTTGATGTGTAGTTTTTTAAGTTGATAGCCATTATATAAAATTTAAAGGTTTTTCAATGCGTTCAAATTCAATTACCCATACCCACGGGTTTTCATTCCAACTATCTTTCCCGTTTATTAATCTCCAAAGACTTTCAAAACTTCCAACTGCTGTACTGGAATAAAAAGCAGGATCGTCCGGGTTATCAAAATCAGAATATATCTGATAATGGGTAGGATTACTTTTCAGCCTATCGTCAACCCACCGTTCAACACCCTCTGCTTTAGCATCTTCTTCGCTTATATCCTGTAATCGTTCAACTCGAACAGATTTAACTTTTAAGAATATCCTGCTTGTCCACTTTGGCATGTGAATGGAAGGAATAAGAGGCTGTTTTTTATCTGAAAATTCGAATCTTTCCTGCTCCTCATCATCACACTCAACCAATTTTAAAATACCACTATCCCGCAATTTTTCAAACTGCTTAACAGTCCAATTATAACTGTCATCATCACCTATAAAATATTCTTCGATATCTCCATTCTCATATTTAATCCTTGCTTCTCCATCCTCAAAATCCCATCCCGCTAATTGGCCGTTTTCACGTACCCATAGTACATCTCCGGTTTTATATGGACACTTTACAACATAAGCAACCATATTGCTATTTGTAAGTTCAAACTGATAATAAACCCTATCATCATAGGGTATCGCCAATCTCGGTACATCTATTTCATCTGAATTTCCGCAATACCGGAAACGATCAGGTGTTTCATTTACAAGTTCTAATCCTTTTGTTCGCCTCGTCATTGTTTTACGATCTTCTAAAATTGCCTGCACCATTGCGGTGCTGAATAATATTGGAATAAATTTCATGCTATTGCTTTTTTATTTTTCTCAATAATAATCCTCCCTTTCTTACATGTTCTTTTTCTCCTGGGTTTAATCCTTTTAAAGAATCCGGTTTATACCATTCATATTCAGGAGGCAGCATTTGATTGCAATTGTATCAAGCTGATATGGCCCATTCAGTACAGTTATGTTTTCCGTCATCATCTTTTTGGCGGCACATTAGCATCATTGGAGTAGTACCCTCATCTGTATCGATCGTAACTGTTTTATGTCCTTTTGGACAAGTGTAAACATTGATTTTATTTTCCATTTTTATCGTTTTAGATATTGTTGTGCTCTTTTTTCTGCTCTGGATAATCGTTTTGATAAGTTCGATTGTCTTTTTTTATGATATGATCGCAACACCATTTCCATATCAATTTTTTCACCGATTCTGTCAATCCAATGATCTTTTATTATTGCTCCGGTTTTATCAATTGCAACAAGATCTCCTCTATGTAAATCCGTCACTTCAAACTTTTCTCCATTTCTTACTTCAATTCTGGTTGTATGGCTTGCTTCTTTGGTCCAGTAAATTCTGAATCCACAATAAGTCTGCTCATAGCGACCAAATCTGTTTGCTTCGGTAATCCAGCTCATGTTTTTTTTTAATTTCCCATTCCCGGATTAGCGATTCCCATAGGACTGTGATTTGAATATTGTGCTTTTGGTCGTACAATTTGTTTCGGACCATCATCAGAAAACCGAATTATTTTCTTTTCATAAACCGGCACCTGCAGTTTTCTTTTTTCCTTTGGAAATTTGATCACTTTTGCTGATGGGCTCGGTTGAAAGTTTTTCAGCTTTTCGAAATCAACTTTTATTTTAATCAGCTCTTCTTTTGGAAGTGTGTCACCAAATTTTTTCAATGCTTCGGCATATAATCTTTTGTATTCATCCTGTCTGATATTTAACAACACACAGATCTGCTTATAATTCAATTTGCTTCTGTGAACAGCATCCCAGACAAACCTTATTTTGTCGTTATCAAGATTTTTCATATTTCAATAAGTTGTTTTAGTTCTGAATAGAATTCTTTATAGTTTAAAGCTGTGTATCGTAATATTTTCCATCCATACAATTGAGCCTGGTTATACTTTCTGCAATCATTAGAAAAACCGACTATCGTTGTATGCCTGCTTTTATCTGAACTGATCACACCCTCATATTCAATTGCAACTTTATGTTCCGATATCGCCACGTCGAACCGCCATTTCCGGGCAGGATGGAAAATGTATTCTGTTTCATAAGGCACTTTCAAAAGCCACAATACTTCTTTGATGTGGATCAATGCTGCAGGTTCTTTTTTGCACGCTTTCTGTACTTTTTGTAACAGTTTTGGTGCAATATGTTGCGCAACCATGCCTTTTTGTTTCAATTTTTCAATATCTGCTTCACTCCAGCCTTTCATTCTTGTAATTTTGAATGCATTTGGTCCATGTGTTTCAATCCGGTGTTATAACCATCGTCATAGATCTTACAAACCAGCTCTACGACTGAAATGTCGAAATGAGCCTGCGGGTTAATATGATCAGTGCTTTTTGATAAATTATTCATCAGCACATACATCGATGCCACGTGTTTTATCAGATTCGGACGATCACAAATAATCTTCGTCGGTAATGGATAAACTTCATGAGTCGGACCTGATCCGTTTAAACGGATTGAAATCTCTTTGCGGATATTTCCGGTCTTGTCATCCCTATATTGTTTCATGTTATTTCCTCCTGTCAGATCCTTTTAATTGAATAATGTTGAACATCTCCCGGATCCTGCTGCGCATGCGGTATCCATACCTTTTTTCAATCAATTCTCCATTTAGGTTTGTAGTGATATGAAGTGAATAAAAAGGAATGACATCTTTTTTCATATAGCGCTCATGAATGATCCTTTCCATCACATCTAAAGTGTTCCCATAATCTTTGATCACTTCCTCAGTGCCCAGATCATCAAACATCCATCCAATATTTGGCTGATAAAAAACATCCTTGGAATGGCCTCGGCCTGGAACATATCCTGTATATACCTGCCAAAAATTTAATCCTTCGATTCTGCAACGTCTTTCCACTTCATTAACTGTTTCAGGGAAAAAGCATAGCCGTTTATTTTGACTGAATGCTTTCAACAGATCTGTTTTACCCACACCTACATCTCCAATCAACATAATTCCTTTGCTTAATAGCATTCCATCCTTTTCGAATCCGGGATCATTGCTGAAATATTGACTCAGTTGTTTAAAAACCGGATCTGTAAATTCATCAATTTGATACTCTTTTTTTCCTGATGATTGTACAAGTAAATTCGCCCTAATTTTTGCGTGGATAAACATATCCTCTGCATTCCAAGGCCTTGTGATTTCAATTAATTCTTTCTTTTTCCTTTCCTTCTCCTTTTCTTCTTCCAGTCGATAATATTTATTTCTCTTAGCTTCAGAAATTGCAAAGTCAATCTCTTCCTGAGTTAACTCAACTGAATCATATAGCTGCTGAATAGTCGATGGAGTTGGATATTTGCTTAATTCCTTTTGAATCGTTGTTTCCATTTAAATTTTTGTTAGTTATTGAATTAAATTTTGTCAGAAGATTTCCAAGCTCAAAATTTTTACGGATCCACTCATCATGATTCCATCCTTTTTGAAAAAAACCTTTTAGGCAATAGACCGCATATTCTTCGGTCCAATCCCTTTTTGATTCAGTTGCAATTTTTTCAAGATGATCAATGATTTGTTTTAAAATACCGGCTTGGGTTTTATTGAAAATTGGTTTCGCAGGAGAATTATCATCTTTTTTGAATCTTTTTCCATAAAACTCAAACCAAGCATCTACCAATTTTTTCCAATACTTTGTCGTTTCTTTAATTTGGACCGGCGCTTTAGCTCCGGAATGAGATTTAGATTTTTTAATTTTATTTCTTTTACTTTCCTTTTGTGTACTAAATGTCTCTGGCAGATGAGTTTCTTCGGAACTTATTACCGTTTCCTCAGAGTTAACCAACCATATTGATTCATTTATTATAACTTTTCTTCTCATTAGCTCCATCACTTCAAGCCATCTTTTTTGAATTCCGCGTGAAGTGAGGATAGATTTATTTGTGAAAATTTCCTTATTGAACAGATTGTTTTTTAAGCAGGATTTTAATACTTCTACCACTAATGCACTGGTAATACCATTACCAACACGTTTTGCAATAGACACCTCCTGATTATTCATCCATTCAATAAAGTATCCCTGTTCATAAACCATAGCCATCAAACGAAGAGCTATGTACCCGCCTTTGATACCAAATTCTTCTTCAATCATTAAAACTTTATGATCTTCAAAAAATGTAACGTCTAAAGGAAAGTATTGAAGGTTTACTTTATTAGGTCTGGCCATAATTCCTTTCTTAGTTTTTAATAAATTCGTATAATGAGTATTCTTTTATTTTACTTCCGCCGCTTGTTGTTATAAACCTGTCGTACACTACTATTTTCGACTTGTTTCTCAGATCTGATATCCTGCTATTCAAGGCAGTGATTCCTAATTCCTGTGCCTGAATAGTATTGATCGTTTTGCCAGTGCTCAAATAATCGAACACTAATTTATTTTGCCCGGAAAGAGCCACATTGTTGATCGGCGAAGCAGATTTAAAATCGATCGCCGCACTAAAATCAATTGATAACTGCATCATGATCACTGATTTTATTTTTCTGCATGAATAGATTAATGAACTCATCAACCATATTGGTTTCTACATTATCCTCAGCACCGGTGATCTGGTTCACTATATTCCTTTTCTTTTCAATGATGTTGTAGATATATTCATCGATAGTTTCATGGCCAAGGAAATAAGTACATTGAACACTATCCTTCTGGCCAATACGGTGACAACGGTCTTCACATTGTTCACAGTCTGCAGGATGCCAAGGCAATTCGATGAATACAACACGACTGGAGGCAGTTAATGTGATCCCTACACCACCGGATTTGATATTACAAATGATCACCTGTGTTTTTGGGTCACTTTGGAAATCATCAACTGATTTTTGTCTTTGATCCATTGAATCATCACCAACAATTGTTACAGCCCCGGGAATGTTCTTTTTCAGTTCCTGGACCATTTCCTTATGCCAAGCGAATACAACCACTTTTTCGCCTGCTTCCACCACTTCCTGAATATGTTCCAGTACTTCTTCCACCTTTCCGCGGGCTGATATTTTTTTGAGGATGCCGATCAGTACCATTGTTTCACCACGAAGCGCTTTTGTGATCTCTCCATCAGATTTTTTTAGGTTCTCTTTCAGATAATCCACCAAGTGCTGTTCTGCTTTATGATATTCTGCACGATTCTTAATTTCAACACGAACGATATTTCTCATCTTATCAGGAAGATCTTTCAGCACTTCTGTTTTTTCTCTCCGATAAAAGCAATATTTATGCATGAGGAAGTTCAGCTCCTTTAAATTGCTTGCCTGATTATATCCTTGGCAATATCTGTCTACGAATCCTTTGTAGCTTCCAAAGACATCCAATTTCCCAATGATGTAGAGCTGAGGAATAAGATCTATTGGTTTATTAACCACTGGTGTTCCTGTAAGTGCTAATACCCATTCTTTGCCTCTTGTAATTCCCATCACAAACTTTGCCTGCTGAGTACGGCCATCTTTACAGCGATGCACTTCATCAATGATCACTGCATCGAATAAATCGATAAGTTCACGAAACTTGATGTGATTCAAACGAAGCGGTTTGTCTTCAGGCTTGTTGATCGATTCAACAAAATATTTTTTCAGGCTTTCATAATTCACGATAAACACATTGCACATTCCTACTTTGTAATAAGTATGCCATGTCGTTTTAACCCTGTCATTCATGATCATCACATCTTTGCCGGTCCAGATCTTCCATTCTCTTTTCCAGTTTTCACGAAGTGTGGCCGGACAGATAACAAGGATGCATTTTACTTTGGCTGCCATGAGTGTTGCAATAGCCTGAACAGTTTTTCCAAGTCCGGGCTGATCACCAACGATCAATCTTTTTTTATCCAGTGAATAGGCCACTCCTTTTTTCTGATAATGGAACATTTCCTTTTTCAGCGGAATATCAATTGTCAATTCCGGGAGTGGATCTATTTCACCAATTTCAATTGCTGTGCTTTTAACCTTTGTTCCTTGGAAAGAACTTGCCCAATTCAATAAAGCTGTTCCTGATGATTGCGGAACAAACCAAAACTTCTCATTTCCACGTGAACGAAATCCGGCACCGGGTATTCTTTTTATGGCATCAACTAACCAAGGTTTATACTGGAAAGTGACTTCATACCCGTGATTTGTTTCAACGATATCTAACATGATAGTTATTTTAGTGGCTTAAACTTTTTTACTTCAACATAGTTTTTTGGATTCTGTAAAATCATTTTCCTGTCCCACATTCGCTGCAGCGCTTTCTTTCTCACCTCTTCAATATCTTCACCAGGTTTTGCATAAACAACAGTTTTATCATCAATACGAATCGCAATCATTTTCGAATAATCAACTGATTTTGTTTGATACTTTTCTTTTTCTTCCCGGATCTTACGTTGAAATGTTTCATTCGCTTTTGAAACAGAAATACGAACCGGCTTTTCCTGTCTTGATTTTATATTTTTAAGTTGCAACTGTTGCTGTCTGGCTTTAGCTTTTTCATTTTTCTTTTGTTCCTTGGCCAATACCTTTTCTTTGAATGTGATCACATTATGTTTGCGTGCAAACAATTCAATGTATTCGGCTACGGGAGCAATTGGTTTGCGGATCAGCTGAGCGATATCTTCAGCTGCCATCTTGGTTACATTCATTTGAATGACCAAAATTTCCATAAAAGAAAAATCATTATCCATTGTTTAGTTGCTTGGTTGGTTTGCCATTATGTTTTTGATGCATAAGTGTAACACGGGCCTGATCGATTTTTACTTTTTGTGCATTGATGATGATGGTACCTGCAGCAGAAAGTGCCTGTGCTCTTTTTATTTCTTTTTCCATGTCCAGTGTATCATCACTGAGGCGTTTCATTTGCGCAAACATCATTTCCTGCAACTGTGTGCCGGTGTTGTCGTTTTGATCATTGTTTTTTGTTGCCATTTGATAACTGTTTTATTTGTCGGTTAAGTAATAATTGTTGTCTTTTCATATTCAAAATATCAGGTGACTGCTTTAGTATATTTCTCAAATCAGGATCATTGAAGCTCATGATGGATGCTACATAATTATCTGAAAGAAGACCGTGTGCTTTGTGAGAATTTCTTCTTGATAATTCAGCTTTATCAATACATTCGATATCATCAATACTTTTTATTTCTGTGATACCCACTTTGGTTGTAATAACCTTACCTGCAGGAATTGATCTGCCTGCTTGCTGCCATAACCATCTTCCGTATTGAGTAAATCGTCCATTTATTTTTATCCATTGAGTTGGCCACTGTGTATTGGTTGCCCATATCACAACAGATCCTTCAGGAGCAGCACCTCTTTTCATCCATGTTCTTTGCAATCCCAAAACATAAACACCTTTTGCTTTGGCCTTTTGTTTGATATGAAATAGCTCTTCTTTTGTTCTTTTTAAACCCAAGTACTTGCGCTTCTTTTCAATATGCTTTAATGTCCATCCCTTTTTTTTGGTCCATTTCTTTTGAAATATTTCTGCTAATTCCAGATCGCCGCAGGTATGATACATCTTCTTTAAAAATCTTACCTGGGCAGGTGTCCAGTATTCCATTTCCATTCTCAGCAATCCCATTGAATACAACTGTACACGCATAGTATGGATATGAACATTGAAATGCCGGGCAAGAGATTTATTATCCATTGTCGCGAAGTGATCACGAATGAATTTCTGCATTTTATTAGTCCATATAATTTTATCACTTCTCAATTACCAATGCTTTTTTAATGGCTTGATTCAATTTGATCACTGCTGTTTTTTCTTCGATCAGTTCCGGATGATTCTCGATGATCTCTTTTTGCAATTCCGGATTTCTCCATGCTATTTGTTGTGCTACCCATGTTGGATGAAAATTCAAAGAGCTGCTGTTCTTTTCGATGGTAAATGAAGGACCGCCACGCTTCGTATTTTTAGCAACAATTGCAGCAATCTGTTCTTCGGTTCTGTGCAATCCCAAATAGTTTCTTTTTTTTCTGATAGCATTGCGTTTCCATCCCTTTTTCTTTGGAAAATATTGTTTGAAATAATTCATGATTTCCACATCACCCATCGTTTGATAATTGTTGATCAAATACACTTTCATTTCTTCACTCCAGTATTCAAGTTCCATTCGTTTCAAACCAAGTTCACGTAACTTATTTCTGGTAACTGTTAATTTCAATCCGAAATGATCTGCTAATTGTTGATTGGTCATGCTCTTGTAATTATTGATTAAAAAGTCTTTCATATCATCAGTCCAATCAATCATATTCCAAACAATATTTCCGTTTTTGTAAGGCATTGATGCTACTTTTTCTTAGCTGCTTTTTTTACTGCCGGTTTCTTTGCTTTTGGTTCTGCCTTTACTTTCTTTTGTGCCTGCAGCGCTGCTATTCTTTGTTTGGCACGTTCCTCACGTTTATCGCGTTTCTCTTTCTGCTCAGCTTCAAAAGTTTCAATTGGAATATCACCATAACTTTCAGCCATCATCCGCATGAACACTGCAGCAACCTGAGTAGGATAATTACCAGAATGCTTTGCCCAGAATGCTTTGCGGATTAAATAAGTAATTTGTCGATGATTAAGTTTCAGTAAAGCCTCAGCAAAATCTTTTCTTTTATCTGTAGCATCAGAGGGAAGTCCCAATGCTTTTCTAACAGGATCATTATTCCATCCTAAATGTTCAAATATCAGATAAAGCATTGCTCCCCATTCTGCTTTTGGAATAACAGTACCAACACCACTTTCTACAGGTAATATTTTATTTTGTGTAGGATGTTCACTTACTGCCTGAAGGATCCGGGCATATACTTTTTCTTCATCCAATTCAGCAGCTCTTTTGGTGCGTTGTTTAATGCCTTCAATTTCTTCATCTATAGCTGCATTAGAATTATTGCCGGCAGCTGATAAATTTGATTTAATAGATGCAGTTTTGCTTTCAACATATACAATATCTTTTTTACCCGCATCACTTCCATTCACCCAAATGCAATTTGTTTTAACAGCATTTCCATACTTACTTTTATTGATAGGCTCATTCATATAACTATGAATTTTTACACCATGTTCTTTTGCCAAATCAATAATAAATTTTGGAACAGTACCACCGGATGCCAAAAGCATTGTATTTGGTTCTTCTACGATAACTCTACTTATTTCGGTCAATAAGTAAGCATTCATTTTTATAGTAAAACAGGCAGGATCAAAACATCTGTCATCCTGTTTAATATCATCGAATAATAATTTGTTGCTTCCGGAACGTTTTAAACAGGTAACACATGATCCTGCTTTTGGATTAAGCGTTAGATCATCCTTTTTAAATGGAACAGATGATAATTCACGAAGAATGCTGTTATTGATATAACCTCTGATTGCATTAATGCTTTTATAATCTTTACTCTGCCATTCCTTACATTGTTTTGCAGCTTCTTTTTGATCTGCCGGAGATAATCTGGAAAACAAAACTGCAACTCCGATCAGGAATTTACCGGACCAAAAATCTTTCTGTAATTCCGGGATCAGATTATTAAGTGATAATCGGTGTGCAACAAAGGTTTCGGGTTTATTTATTTTGGCAGCAATATCAGCAATGGAATATGGTTTAACTTTATTTTCCATCATTGATTTAAAGGTTACAGCCTCATCCATTGGATGCACATCCGTACGTTGTAGGTTTTCTGTAAATTGTAATTCAATTACTTCTTCATCAGTCAATACTCTTACAATTACAGCTACAGTTGTCATCTTTGCAATTACTGATGCTCGTAATCTTCGTTCTCCGCAAACACATTCATATTTCCCTGTTCTGTCTGGTTGTTCACGAACCGTAATTGGCTGAATCAATCCATGCTTTTTGATGCTTTCAGAAAGTTCTTTTAATTCTTTCTCATCAAAATGTTTTCTGGGATTAGTTGGACTTGGATAAATATCCGCCAACTTAATTTGTACAATGTTGTTCATAGTTTTTTTTTAGTTATGAAAAAAGTTATTCTGTTTCTTCTGTAGCTGCTTCTTCATTTCCATCACCTTCAAAATTCATTTCAAGCTGTTGTTCCGGAGCTCTCTTTCCTTCAAATAAGTATTGCTCAACTTCATACACTGCAGCCTGAATATCTCCTCCTAAATCGGTGATGTAGGGATATTCTGTGTCTTCGTATTTTGTGAATGGAGTATTGAGATTTACTGTTCCATATTTACCATCTTTCGCACCTGAAATTGTCACGCCTTCGTTTTCGTCATTACCACCGATGGAAAAACCACGAACAGTAAAATCCGGGAATGAGGACTCAGCAAACTGTCCTTTCTTTGGTGCATTTACTTCATCGCAAAGGATGGCCAGATGGCGATGCAGTTTATCGAATGCGGCTTTTAAATCTTCATGCACCGGAACAGTACATGAAAACTTTGAATCTTTTTTACTGTGTCCCTGCAGCTCTTCGCTGTATTCACCTTCCAGGAACAAACCATCTTTGATTTTCGCTTTTTTAATTTTTACATTACTCATAAAATAGTGATTGTTGTTTAATTGGTGCAGGCTTGGCTTTTGGGGGTCGAGCCGCCACCTGCACCGGTTTTATAATTATTTTTTCTTCAATTTTTACTGGTTCTTTTATTTCAATTTTTTCTTCAGTCAATTTTTCTACTCTGCAGGAAAATCTTTTTTGATCATTCGTTTCAACTATTGCAATTCCATCTGTTATACTGATCACTTTCACTTCATCATTTGCTTTGCCATAAAAAACCTTCGGATTGCAATGGCTGATGATATCATCCTTTAATCGCATTGTTCAACAGTTTTACTTTCCCATCCTTCAAACTCTGCCATCTGTTCATAAGGTGAAGGAATATAGATACTCAGATATTCACTTGCCCACCTGCAAACCCTTTCTATGAACTCATTAAATTCAGGAATTGATAAAACAGATGAACTGCCTGCAACATCGATCACATCACCAGTTTGTTTACTCACCATCTGCTTTTTTAAATGAACATGCTTTATTATTTCATGTGCATCATCATTGGTCCTTACTTCATCAAATCCTGATTCATATAAACCTTTTCTGATCATGGGAACCATCACACCCCAGTAGTAAGAATTTTGAGGAATGGATCTCTTTCTGATATCTTTCACAGTAACCAGGTGCTTTCCATCTTTCAATTGATTGAATGCTTCCCGGAACTCTTTCATGTTCACGACTTTCTTGTTACTGATATTGATGATTACTTCTACCATGGTTAAAAAAGCAATAGCTGATTCTTTTTATTTACTTTCAATTGCTGTTCGATCGGTTGTTCTGTTTTTATTTCCTGCTGCATTGAATTCTTTAAGCGCTCAATAAATTTTGTTTCTCCCGGACCGGTTGTGATGTAATAAGGCAGATATCCAACTCCGTTAAAAACCTTTTTAATGTGCCAACTTTTCCAATGCTCCATCGATAAAGAATTCATCCAAGCAACCTCACCTTCCATTGTGTTTAGAATAAAATTGATCGCTGTCATCTTGCAACAATTCAAATCGATATCACCTGCATAAAAAATCAATCGTCTGTTTATTTTTGCTGCTGATAAAAGCATTCGGCCACTTCCACACGTTGGATCACAAACCGTTGATTTATCTTCTGCATTTTCTAATCCTTGCATTTTCGCCATCATATCACAAACACATTCAGGAGTAAAAAATTGACCTTTGAACTTATTTCCAAAATGCTCCATGAAATAATCTCCAAATGGATCCGCAAAACCTTCTCCGTCATTGTCCGCGATATCTGCCATGGCACAAAATGCTTCTGCAAAGAGCTTATACTGTTCTTCTTTTGGATAATGTTTCCTGAGTTCATCAAAATCACTTTCCTTAACTTCTTGCCACCGAAACATTAATAAAGCATAATCCAAAAAATCTTCAAAGACCGTCCATAACTGCTGCGTGTATGCTAACCGATCAAGAGCCTTTGCGAAGTCATTTTTTGCTTGAGCTGATGATCTGGTTATTTGCTCCATTATGCAGTTTGTTTTAAGTCACCGAATAAATACCAATATCTAAAAGCCAATTCCTGGTACTTCTTTTTCCCATCTGTATAGATGGAATCATTCCTTTTGATGGGAACTTTAAAAATTTTGTAATTGACTTTTGAAATGAAAATCAGAATATCATTATTCCTGTTTTCCAGATCCATGTACCAGGCCCGGGATCTGTCGTAAGCAAAATATCTGAGTGCCTCTTCTACCTGCTTCTGTGTTGTGCATGCAGTTGATTTTATATCACCGCTCAAATCGATATCCGGACGGAATAGATCCCATTTGCATTTTGCAGGTAATGAGAATTCAAAGCCTTCATAATTGATACTGAATGAAGGATTATAGCTGATGTGTTGAAATTTGCATTGCTTAACAAACTGACTGCAGAATGGATCTTTATAAAAAGCCTTCTTCATTTCCTTCGCACATTCAAATTCTTCTTTGCTATAATTATAAGTTTCACCTTCAACAGTCAGTTTGAAGAAATTAACCTTTTCAGGTTCAGTGATCATTGCATCAATCAATGTACCGTTAGCATATGCCTTTTGTAAGTCAATGTATTGTTGAGCAGGCATCCAATACTTTTCCAGCCATGATAGATCACTGTTGCTCACAGCTGGAAAAGAACGGTAGTTGGTATCGTTGATTTGTTGAAACATTATTTCACTTTGCGATTTACAGCCTTGAATGATTCTTCATACTTCAAAAATTTGCTTTCGATTTTGGTACCATCTTTATGGGCTTTCTTTTCTGCCCAGGCTTTCATCTGATCAAGTTTGGTATTACCAATTTTGTCTACTGGCAAATTCTTTCCTTCATTCTCAAACCACAATGCGAATAATTGAGTATATCCAACAGGATGTAAAACTGTTATTTCAAAACCCTGACGAACTTCAGGAGCTGGAGTAGTTTCTGCAAGAGCAGCTTCCTGATCAAACATTACCATGGTTTGTTCACCTTGTGCTTTGATATCAATTTCCTGTTGTTCCTTGGCCTTAAATTCTTCAGCCTCTTTTTTCAACCGTATCTGTTCTTCTTCTTCCCGGCGCTTCTGTTCTTCCTGAAGCTGCAATTCTCTTTCCTTGGCCATCCGGAGATTTTCTTCTGCAATCTTTCTTTGTTTTTCATCACGTTCTGCAGCAGCTTCTTTTTCCAAACGTTCTCTTTCATCAGCCAATCTTTTTTGCTCGATCAGTTCTGCATGCTTGGATGGAAGTTGTTCAACAATCGTTGTTTTAGTTGCAATCATTTCAGCTTTGTACTTATCATTCAATCTTTCATAAGCACCTTCCAAAGCATCTGTTTCAATGGCTTTTAATTCCTCTGCATTATGCAATGAAGAATAAAGACCGGCAGAAAATTGATCGAAATGTTTTTTGCTGTATGTGGGTTCGTATTGTCTGATCGCTGCAGCATTATCAGCGAAGTTTTCCAACTTCAAATCATTGAGCTGATTTTGGAATTTTGTTTTTACTGACAGTAAATAATCATTGAAGTATTTGGAAAGCTTTGATTCAACAGAAGATCTTAATTCAATTGCTTCTTTCTTTTTTGCAGCATCCCTTTCCGCTTCTCTGCGTTTACGTTCCTGTTCTTCTGCCATTTTTTTTGCATAGGCATTTCTTTCTTCCTGAATTCTTGCAGGAATGGTTCCAGGCTTTTTAACATCCAAATCATTTTCAACTGTAGTGAACATTCCTTTCAGTTGGTCCATGATCTGAGTCACAGCTGCTCTGCTTTCATTCATTTCTTTTTTTGCAGTAGCAATATTTGTCAGATACTTCATTGCTCTTTCGTCCAGTTTCGGATTCATACCGGTATTTGCAATTGCCGAAAGAATGTTGTTCCCAACAATAATCGCTTTGTCTTTTCTTGTCTGATTCGCTAATAAAATTTCAGGACCGGTCTTTAAGACATCCAGAGAATTTTCGATAATAGCTACTTGATTATTTTCAATTGTTGTTTCCATAACATGTAAATGGGTTTGTTAGAAATATTGTTTAGAAATCATCATCATTAAACACCTTTCCGTTAGTGGCTGCAGGTGTTTCCTTTTGCATAAATTCTTCATCATCTACAGGAGGACTTACAACCATAGCAGGTTTAAATTTTGCATCTGCTGCAGGTGTTGGTAATGATTGTTCTTCCAAACCATAAATGTCCTGTTCAACAACATCGGCATCTTCATCAACTGTATCAGAAGCCAATGCAGTGAATTTTGATTTTTCGAGTATGCGGAGTTTTGGATAACTCTTAAAGGCGTGCTTAATTGTTTTCGCCTGAACCATTCCGGGAAGACCATCAGTCCAAGCTTTAGAATTCGGGTCTTTGGAAAACTTACGAAGCTTTTCAATTTCCGGCATTGTCAATACCTTATAATCAACTGAATCATCGTTTCGAGTGATACGGAGATAACAAGCAATGATCACTTCACTCTTTCTTGGAATGGTAGCTTCATGATCAACAAAAACATTTCCGCCACGTGTTCCAATTTTGAAAAGATCACCTTCATAAACTAATACCGGATTATCAGCATATTTGATTTGGCCTTGTTTCATGCGAAGAAGTAATTCGCCCTGGCCACTGATTTGTAATTGTGCTCTGCTCTCCCATTTAGGAGAATCTTTTGTTCCTGCATTTACATTATAAGGAACCATGTACATGTGCTTCATGGTAGGATCAAAACTTAATCCGTTTACAGCTCCATCGAGAAAACAACCATAAAGACTAAGCTTGCTACATAAAGAAAGCTTTTGATTTTCCTGCAGCATTTTTGCGAAGTGAAATTTTTCAGCTTCGTAATATCGTTCTCCGGATTTACCGTTGAAAGTCACATACAGACTTTTGAATCTGACAGCGACTTCAGGAACATTTACAATTTGAGTTGGTGCTGCAGCTTCCAACTTTTGAATAATTGTAACTTTTTGACTTACATTTGTGTTCATATATATATGGTTTAAAATTTTTTTGTGAATAAAGCCGCCGGCAAGCGGCTTTATTTTTTTCTCTCAATTCACTTTTTAGTCAACGGCAGTTTCATCACCACCACCTTCTTTCTCATCATTTTCTTCATTTGTTTCTTCTGAAGCAGATTCTTCAACTTCTACTTCTTCTTCCTTTTCTTTTGGATCGAAATTGTTATTCATGTTTGTTCGGTTTTCCCAGAGCCGATATGGTTTAGATTTCAATATTTTGAGTGTGCTAATTTTTAAAAAGCCATCCTCACGTTCACGTCCCGTAAGGATGGATGATCAGTTACTTTCCAATTTTTCTGACACGATAGTCAGTCCGACGTACTTCTTCTCTGATTTTTCATTCAGCTTTTTTAATTACTAACCATTAAATGAAAGCTGAATAATTTATTTGTTGCGAGGGCGGGAATCGAACCCGCGACCTGAGAGTTATGAGCCCTCCGAGCTACCGCTGCTCTACCTCACGATGTAGTCAATCCGTGGAAACAGATTGACATTTTCCTTTATCCAAAACCCTATATTTAAAAGAACTTTTTTCAATTCTGGAGGAAGTGAAAACCTCCTCCGTTTGTTTTTACCTCTAACATTTATTTATGAACAACCTTCTTTATTCGATTTTAGAAAATGCTATTTTACATCCCATTCGTTCCAATCATCCGGATCGCGTTCTGTATAAATTTTTTTAGTCGGCTGTTTGCCTTTATGAAATCCGAACATATCTTCATATCCTTCCGGGATTTTATCAATTAAGTTTCCAATCCAAATACATGCAGCAACTGTTCAAATCAGAATAACTGCGAGTGTTTTAAGATTTTCTGCGTCTGTTGCAGTGTGTGTATTTGCGGCGATAATTAAGTTGATTATACTTCGCATATGGCAGAGATTTTTTATAGTTAAAAATGAATTTTGAAATCAGTAATAACATAACTGCAATCACAATCCCGAATAATGCATCATTACTATATGGTGCTGGTCCAGTCATCAGTTAAGCAATGCAGCTACTTGAAAATATTTGTTAGCCATTCTGATCCGGCTCTCAATATCTAAACCAACTTTCCAGCCTCTTGCAACTGCCATCATCGGAGCCAGAGTCATCATGATCTTAGTTGCCGGCATCGGTACTAATTGAACTTTGTTTGCTTTAAACATTTTTCGCTTTTTTATAATTAAGAAATACGATCAATCCTACAACCGTAAGAGATAAAACTCCCATCACTACCATTCCAACGATGATGATAAATTCGATTTCTTCTTTTGTTAGTTGTTGATTCATCGCTTAATTCATTTGTGTTTGAAGTGGTGCAAACCGTACTAATTCTTTGTAAGCATCCTTTGCAGCAACATTTACTGTTTTAAATGCTTCGATGTTGTCGGTCACATTGATCAAATCCATAGGATTGAAAATGACCTGATCAATAATTACTGATGGAAGATTGTCGTTTGTCATGAAGCCATGACACCAGGCTCGAATAACAGTGACCTGAGAAGGTTTGATTAACAATTCGTCTTTAATTCTTAATTCAATCAAAAAACGTCGTTTCATAATATAGGGTTTATCAATGAATAATCTCTTCTCTCTGCAACTCTGCTTGTTGCTGAAACCATTGACTCAATTCTTCTGCTGTAACAAAACCATTTTCAAAATCAATATTCTCGTCAACCATATGAGCATCTTCTGCAGTGTGCAATAATCCATCTGCACCTACATAGTTGCCATGCTTTTCGAGTTGATATTTGATATATGGATCCATTCTCATTTTGCTCTTTTTAATTCAGCAGGTTTTCTAACTGAACCTGTTACTTCATTCATTTCAAAATGATTTCTCAAAGAAGATTTTCTTGAACTCCGGGAAGTGCTTGCTTCACTCCCCAGGATATGTTCAAGACTTTCCAATCTCTGCAGATTGGCAATCGTGCTTTTGCGGAGCGTCGATATTTCTTTTTTGATAATATTTTGCTGTGTAGTTGTCATTATGCTACTGCTTCTTCTAATACTTCAGTTAATAAATCATCAACATTCACGTTCACAGATGCTGCGATTATCACCAAAACAGAATACATGGTGAGCATTTCGGAATCGTTATAAAACCAATTCCTAACAGTTCCGATACTCTTTTCAGTCACCTTAGAAATGGCATTTAATACATCGCCATTATTCCTTACCTGCTGGTTGTAGTCGGATTTAAGCCTTTGAATTCTCATGTTTATTATTTATTTTCGTTTCACAAATATATGACACTATTTATAGAAATTCTACTTTTTATGGAATTTATTTTTATTAACACGAAATCCACAGAATGTCAGTAAGTGATAACTTGAAGGTGATAAGGAAGCGTGAAAAGCTTACACAGGAAGCCTTTGGGACATTATTTGGCTTGAAGCGGAGTACTTATGCGGCATATGAAGACGGTAGAAATGAGCCGGATTTGGAATTTCTACAAAAAGTAGCAGAGAAATTTAAGGTCTCAATAAATGAATTATTAATAGGGAAAAGGGGGGATGATCATCGTAGTGATTCCCATTTTAATATTGTAGACCGATCAATGATAATTGTAAACAGAAGGGAATTGGCCAAACTTATGTCGAAAGTTTACGGGAAGCCTTTGCAACAAGTTTTGCACGAACTTGAAGAAAATACCACAATTCAAACGAACGAACTTTTGAAGTAGATTTTGACTTTTTTTTCTTTTGCATAGAATTGAGATTTAAAAATTAAAAATAAGACACCTTCTTTAATTACTAAGAATTTTAGCATTGAATGTGAAAAAAATTTTAATGGGGACGGCAAATTAATATGCAATATTTTTCAACGAAGATGATTTTCGTCATGAATATTTAACGATATGGAAGAACAGATTAAATGCCCAAAATGCCAATCAACTCAAGTGTCAGCACATAAGAAAGGCTGGAGCTTAATGACCGGATTTATAGGCTCCGGGAAAGTAAAAATCACTTGTTTAAAGTGTGGGCATAAATTCAGCCCTGGCAGAGATTATGATAGTATTCAAAAACAGAATGAGAAAGCTGAAAAGTTTAAAAAGGATCACCCTGTTATCTTTCGTCTGATCATGGTCGGCCTTTTTATCTTGATGGTAGTTATTGTATTTAAGGCATGTTCCTGATTATTCCTCAAACAAAAACTCAAACAAACAGCTTGAAAAAGCGATAAAATACAACGTCGACAGTTTTATAAAATGCTGGTAATCAATTTCAATTTATAAGGAGATAAAGGTCTTGCTAAATCCCTCTCTCTCCGCTTTTTTTTGAAATCCTTTACTGGCGTGCATTTGCGGAGCGTCGACGTTGAAACTCAAACAAAAACTCAAACGTCACGTTGTATGTCACAAAGGATTATTTACACCTCGCCTGCTATATGCAGCTACGACCAATCTATTGAAAAGAATTGGTTTGTTTACTTCGATATCACAGATCCGGAAACAGATGTCACCATCCGAAAGCAATTTCGCGGAGGCATTAACTATTACAAAACCGTGAAGGATCGCTCATTCGCTGCAGAGCAGCTCCGTCGGCATTGGGAAGAAAAATTAAAGAATGGCTGGTCTCCTTTTGTACTTTCCATCAATACATTGAATAAGATGCGATTCAATGAAGCAATTGATTTCGCACTCAGTAAATGTCAGTTAGCTAAAAAAACAAAAGCTGGTTATTCCGGGACTGCAGAATTTTTTAAAGCAGCTGCAAAAAAATCAAATCTCGATAATGCATTGATGATCGGAATAAAACGGCAGCACATTAAATTATTGTTGGACCAGATCAAAGCTGAACGCTCCTGGTCAAATCATGCCTATAATAAAAATCTTGGTTACTTCGCAGGGATCCTTTCTCGGTTAGTTGATTTTGAAATCATCGAACATAATCCTGCACATAATATTAAATTTCTTCCTGTTACAGAAACAAACAAATATGAAGCTTATACTGAAGATGAAAAGATAAGAATTAGAGAAAAGTTATTGGCTATTCTTCCATCTTTTTTTACTTATCTCATGGTAATTTATCACACCGGCATCAGGCCAAAAGAAGCACTTGCATTGAAAATTCGGGATATAAATTTTGAAAGGCGACTCATTCTGATCAAGCCGGATCTGGAAGAAGAAAACAGTAAAACAAAAACTATCCGGATGGTCCCTATTAATGAATATTTAGCAGCATTGATCCTGCAGCATGTATCAGGATATCAGGAAAAGGAAATGTTTGTTTTTGGAAGTCCTTTTGATTCTGGCAAGGGAAACAGAGGATCAGAAATAGGACACAACGGATCTACCCGGACTGATTATTTTAAACCATCATTCACTCATTTAAAAAGAGATACTGCAACCAAGCTTTGGAAAAAGATTGTGATCGATGGAATGAAAATTAATAAGTACATGTATGCAATGAAACACACCGGAGCTGATGATAAAATTCTTGCCGGTATCAGCTTGGATGCATTGCGTCATATGTATGGCCATACCAGTAAATTAATGACGGAAAAATATGCAAGAAAAGTGAAAGATGTTTATCGAGAACAAATTGTTGTGAACTCTCCAGACTTTTAATAAAAAAGCCCGCTGTGGAAACAGAAGGCCGTAAATTTTAAACCCCATATGAAAACGACTTTAGAAATACAATTTCAATTTCGGATAATACGATTTGATCAACTTCTTTAATGTCGGAAGATCTGTTTTCATTTTACTCCAATCAGTATCTTTTGTTTCTTCATTCTTTCCGAGATATGCTTCGATTGAACCATTGTAAACAATCACTTTCCAGTAATAATCCGGAACCGGTACATCAACCATTTTTTCATTACCGTACAAACAACCGGTGTAAACATAAATGCTGTCATATTTGAGTGCAAGAGTCTTTAAAACATATTGCTCCAGCTCTTCCCATGGGTGTTCATTGAAGAAACTAAATTGAGGTGCAGTATTTGGATAAAGCATTGATTCCTTAGCTGCTTCCAATTCAAACCCGAATGCTGTGTATGGTGAAAGATGACCTTTATCATAATGACCATTATTCCGATATTCTTTATCATTTGCCACTTGGTATTTTTCATCGATCAATGGATCCTGATGGAAGCTGGCAACTGTTGACCGATCAATCTTAGTGGATGAAGTTGCATGAGCAGTTGTTTGAATGTATGAGCTGATCAGTGGCGATCGCAGTGAGGTATCAAAGTCAAGCGTGTAATACTTATGTGTCACTTTGATAGTGTGTTGGCTGAAAGCTAACACCGGTAATAATAAAAGAAAGATGATTTTTTTCATTTTAGGTTGTTTATTGATTTTCGAATAATCCGTTAATCCATCCTCTCAAAAAAGGGCTGAATTTCTTTGGATTTTTATTTGTGATGGTTCGATAATAATTAACACGGATCTTGAAAAAGTTGGCCCGGGTTAATGCAGTTCGAAGTGAATCATTTTCATGTTTCAGACTATCATATCTTCTATGAGCAACGATAAAAGCACTGTCATAATTATTTATCGTAATTGGAATAGTGTCTTTATCTACTATCATACTTATAGGTTGTTTATGAAACTCGCCACAACCAAAAGAAGCAATTAAAATAAAAATGAACACAGTTAATAATATTTTTCTCATAACTTATTGTTGAGATGATTTAAAGTGTTGTTATCCATTTTCCCTGTAACTATCAAACCAGCAGCTTCCTGAATTTCTCTGATCCCGGTTATCTCACCCTGATTAACACATGCATCGTATAAATCATTGGCAATTCCCTGATCATTGATTTCATCGCCTCTGAACTGATCCCAATATTCAGGTTTGAAAATGGCTATTGCATGTTCACGAGGCAATGCTTTCATTTCTTCAATTGAGGCTTCGTGTCCTAAGAATTTTGAATATTCTGGAGCAGTAACTCCTCTGTTTGTGCCTACTAATTTTCCGACACCCTGCTTTCCACCGGTCCAGTTGCCATCATCTTCTGGTTCATTACTCCAACCGCCTTCGATTGGTTCTCTGCGTTTGAATGCGATTTCAAAATTTGCCATCAATCATCATTTTCTTTGTGAAGAATAAAAGCCAAGATTGTTGCGATCACTGCAATGCCGATTATTATAGGCATCACAACTTTCATTTTATCAACTTTTCGGCTTCACTTATAACACTACTTGCAACTCCTGAAGCTGCTCCAGCTGGTGTTGCTCTATAAAAAAGTTTGAAAGCAGTAAATCCGATAACTGCCGCGCCTATTCCGATCACAATCCACATCCACATATTTTTTGCAGCTGTGATATCATCGATCTCTTTTTTATCATCAATGTTTTTTTGTGCTAACTGGCCTTTTAAATTACTTGCCTGTAATTGCCATTGTGCAGATTCGTCCCTGGCTTTTTGCAATGAATCTTTCGCTCTGGCCAGCTCTGCAAAATCTTTTATGTATTTTGGTTGATAAACAGTATCTGGCTTTTGATTCGGAACAAATAATGATATCAATCCGGATGTATCAACAGTTAAATGAACTCCTGACATGATAGTATCAACAGCTTTGAATTTTGTAATTTGAACAGTTGACTTTACAGTGTCTTTCTTTCCTGGAAGAAATTGAACGGGACCAAGTATTGTATCTCTGGTTGGTGGATGAGTAAGAAAATATGCATTCATTACACGATCCTGAAGTACTACATTTCCCAAAACACGATTAACTGCTGAAGTATCTTTTTTTGCAACACTGCATCCCATCACACTCGCCATCAGATAAATCAATAAAATAGCAAGCGCTATTTGAATAACCTTCGGAATTTTGGGCATTTGAATGAACCCGTTTGCTGTGTTCATGATAAAAAGTTTAAAGTGTGCGACGCTAATGAGTCGCACACTTATTAATTACTTTGATACCGGTACACCCAATGTTGATTTGAGGGTAGTAACAATATGTGTTAAGATGATACCGCCAATCATTATTGCCAAAGCTTTAAGATCAACGGGCTGTCCTGTAACCCATGATGCACCCCAATTAGATAAGGCTGTGCTTACTGCCATCAGTAAAGTTTTGAAGGCATCCAATTGATTGTACTTTCCAAGCAATGAAGTTGACGGCCAGATGTAGTGTTGGGCAATATAGCCGACAACGTTACCTGCTGTAATGATCCCCAATACTTCCAAACAAGGAAGTGATAAACAAGGGCTTGAATTTGTGAAATACGATAGTAATAATGTTACGATCGCAATGAGTAAACCTTTCCAAAAAGTGTTCATAGTTGTATTTTTTAAGTGATTGAAAAAAAATTATTTTTTCAAGTAAATGGCTGCCAGTGACAATGCTGCCATTCCCATTGCTCCAAGAATGATATAAATAACTCTGTCACGGCCACGATTCACATCTTTGTTTTCTTTCAATATCTCAACATGAGCCTCCGTCTTTTCAAATCTCGATTCAAGGGATGTCACTCGGCCATTAGTCTTGGTTGTCTGTATTAATATTTTATCGAGTTTTTCATCGAATTTTCCATCTATAGCTTCGAGCCTTTCTATTAAGTAGCTTATCCCTTGTTCCATGCTGTTGATTTTTTGAATTAGTTATTGAAATTTTTTACTTTTTAAACACAGGATTATTCTTTGGATCAAGAATGTTACTTGTTATACCGTTGACGATTCCAAAGATTGTATCGGTGTAAAGCCTGCTGTGAAGTGTATCGATATTTCCGGCACGGAGACGAAATGCATTCGCCCTGATTCTATCTAATTTCCATGCCCAAATTTTTGATGTGTCTTTTGCGATCAGCACATCATTTGTATCACAAATAACATTTCCATACTGATCAATTTTTTTAGCCGTTGAAGGCTTTAAAAAGTAGGTTGCAGTGATGCAGATAACTGCTGTGATTACGATAGCGATGATTGTTTTCATTTTGGTTTATTGTTTTAGTTAGGAATATAATTTTGAGTTGAACTTGATGTTGGTGAAGTGGTTGAAACATAAGCGCTATTCGGTGGATAACCGCTTCCTGATAATCCACTATTGAATGTGACTGTATGCGTGCCACTGCTGATCACTCCCGTTGCAGTCCAAGTGTTGCCGTATAAATCTTCGAAGTAAACAGTAACGGTTACATTGGTATCTGTATTAACGGTTGTTGTGTTTCCTGCATCGCTGTAAGTTGTAACGGTTGTGCTTTGGCTTCCCGGTGTGAAAGCAGAAACGTGAACATAAACATCAGTTAGACCGCCTGAACAATTTGTTAGTCCTGAAACGTGGTTGCTTCCATCAATAGAGAAGTATTGTCCTGCTATAAAGAAATAATTTCCTGTTCCACCTCCGCCGCTTCCATAAGCAAGTGCAGTTGTTCCGCACACATCACCGTATAGTGTAATGCCATTGGCGAAAGTTCCATTCCAATAGATAGTTGCTGTTTGTGATCCTGAATGCGTGCAAGCTGCTGTAGAAGATGCCCAACCCCATGAATAACCCCAGCCATCATTTGACAGAAAATAAAGCGTTCCCGAATGCGTTTGAGCCGTACCTGAAGAAGTTGCTCCTCTCTTTTCTACAAATGAAGAACTATATGGCAATGCTGTGTAATAACTATTTGTTTGATCTATGCAAACAAGTGTGGGTAGTTCAACTTTTGTGACAAAATTACTATCATCAGGTATGGATGAAATTGCTGTGAAATACCCATTAGCAGCAGCCCACTTTAATTTGTGATGATTAAAAAAAGATGTTGATGTTGTTGAACTCCAATAATCTGTTGGTGCAGGCGGTGCAGTTACAATTGGTTGTTTGTTACCGCAAAATATTGCGAGTAACGAAAATAAAATGGGTACGATTAATATATACTTTTTCATTTAATGCGTTTTTCGAATTCAATCATTTTTGTTTCTAATAATTTTATTTTTTCATTCAGTTCGTGTATTTCAATATTCTGCAAATCGTCATACATAATTGCTTTAATTCCTTTATCGTTTGTAAGCACTAAATCAGGATAAAACTTTTCAACTTGCTGTGCAATGTTTCCATAACGAAGTCTTGAAAGATTGTCCTTCATGTTGTACTGAATGAAGTCTATTGAATCGAGAATTGAGATTGAAGGATTGTAAACTATATTTGTTTTCAACCTTATATCAGAAGTACCTGCACCGCCTGGTACTGTGAGATAACCTGCAAGTGTAACTGCATCATTACTTGTTGATATTGTTATAGCATCATGCCCTGTTGTCTCATTATAAACAATATAGTTATTTGATGTAAGATTTTCACGCATTCCAACCATCCAATATTGAGTTCCGTTGGTTTGTAAACCTGTTCCTGTATAATTAGAAGTAGATGGACGATTTAATATTAATCCTCGAACACTTGTATTTATAGTGACAATTCCATTGTATGTTCCGCCTGCAAAAGTTGGACTGTTCCCTGTTCCTACACTTTGATTGATTGTATAAGCTGTGATGTTTGCTGCCGTTCCAGTCGTATTCTGATTCCATGTTGGAACTGTACCTGTCAATAAAGAATAAGGAATTGAGCCGCTTGAAAGTGTGCCTACTGTTGTCAAATTAGCACTACCCACCCAAGTAGATAACGCTGTATTTTCAACAAGAGAAAGACCAACCTTGCTTTTTGATATTGAAAGCCATGAAGGGTCAGAGTAACTTCCTGTTGTATAAACACCATTGCTTACGGTTCCTGCATTACCAGTTGTATTTTGATTGAGTGTTGGAATATCAGCCGCAACAATTGCTCTGAAGGATGGTGTTCCTGAACTTCCATTCGGTGCTGCAAAGAAATAATTTGCAGTTTGTGAAGTAAAAGAAGCTTGCGCTCCAATAGATGCAGGCGTGATCGTTCCTGTGCTTACTGCTGTAATCAAACCCTTTCCATTGACGGTTATGATCGGCACAACAGAAGTGCCGCCAAATGATCCCGTATTACTATTGACGGTAGCTAATGTTGTTGCAATAGATGTCGCTCCTGATCCAGTGATGTCGCCTGTTAAAGAAATAGATTGATTGCCTGTTAAATATCCCTGTCCCGTAACATAACTCTGTGTTGCTAATGTTCCCGATGTTGGAAAAGTAACAGAAGTTATTCCAGTGAAAGTAAACGTGGAAGCATAAGCACCTGATAAAGTATGACTGCCACCCATTGTAAGGGTAGCACTTCCATTATTCACACCCGTACCGCCATAAGTAGGGCTGATAATTGTTGCCTGCCATGTGCCTGTTCCTAAAGTTCCAACAGAAGTCAAAGACGAAGAAACAACAGTTGAATTTAAAGTTGTTCCGGTAAGTGTTCCGGCTGCAGCTGTGATTGTGATATTTGCTGATCCGTCAAATGAAACTCCATTTATTGTTCTGGCTGTTGTAAGTGTCGCCGCTGATCCTGTTGTGTTCTGATTGAAAGTTGGAACACTTGCAGTTAATGTTGCCCCACTCTGTTCAGTAAATGTAAAAGTTGATGAAGTAAAAGTCAATCCTGTTCCTGATCTATTATAAGCTGTATTCCAGTTGGAAGAATAAGTCGAACCAACATCGAACACATTTCCGGTTAATGAAAGATAAGTTCCATTGGTGTAAACACCTGCACCTGCAATCTGTGCGAATGTAATTGCATCAGTGCCCAAGGTTGGAGAAGTTGTATTGCTATTGCTCCACTGCGTGCCGCCATTGACTGTTCCTCCGTTATCGATAAAGATTGTCGCTCCCCACAATTCAGTTCCGGTGTTTGCATCGGTTGATCTGCTCCATGCTCCAGATGCTACAACATAAATTCCATTCTGTGAACCTGTTGATTGATTCTTTACCAATACACGATCACCAACACCCACAGCAACACCGTCAATGGTTTGCGTTCCTGATAGAGTGATGTTCGCTGTTGTTGCTGCGTGTGCAGAAGCTTTCCAATAAAGGCCTGTAACGAGATTGTCAACATAATTCTTTGTAGCCGGTTGGTAAGCTGTTGAAGGATCGCCGCTTAAAGTAAATAGTCCGGTCATTGTAACACCGCCAGCTTGAGGAACATAAGTGCTCGATGCGCTGCTGGTTGTTAAGTATGTTGAGTTATCATAAGAAATTGATGTTCCTGAAATCTTTACGAAACCTGTTCCGGATAAAGCGGATTGCTTTGCATTCCATGCACTCTGATCACTTGTACTTGGTAAATAATATCCTGATGCAATAGAAATACTCGGTGTTGTTCCACCTGAAGAACTTAAACCAGTTCCCGCACCTACAGAAGTTACCTGAGCAACATTTGAAACGTTTCCTAATCCAACAGCAGAAGCATTCAACGTTTGCCAAGTTTTATCACCTCTCCAATATTGACTTGTTGTGCCTGCTGTGATGGATGGTTCTCCACCTAAGCTGCTTAATGATATTGTCCAACTTCTATTAGCTGACAAGTCGTAGCCTATACCGTTTATGGTTAAGGTAGTTGCTGCATTTGCCGGTGTATATCCTAAACCTGCAACGATAGCTGCATAAGTAATTGTTGGACCGAATTTATATTTTACAAAATTGCTGTTTGCAGTTCCTCCATGAAGTACCCAAAAAGATGAATCAATCGTTGTAAGAACGAGCAATGTTGTTGTATCGCGATAATATGCAGGTATTGCATTTCTGGCCGTTGTATCATAAACGATCTTAGTTCCTCCCTGCATGAACATCGCATAATATCCGGCGTATGATCCTGATGGCTGAACACCTCCTGAAGAAGTAATAAATACCTGACTGAATGAAGCTGTGCAGATAAATAATGATATGATGAATAGTATCTTTTTCATTAGTTGAATGTTATTGTTGATGTTGCGGAAAGTGCATTGTTGGAAATAATTCTTTCATACGAAGAAGCATATCCCTGAGCATTTGTGAATGTTACTGTGGTGATTGTAAATGCCGATGTGGACGGAAATCCGTTTACTGTGATAGTTGAAATACTTCCCAAGCTTGTCGAATGGTAATAAACAAAATATTGACTCCCGGACGGAGTTGTATTTGTTACCGTCAGCGATAATCCGTTACCATCTTTATTCAATCCCTGCACTGTAGCATCTGAAGGGCTGGAGCTGCTCACCCATCCCCAGTAACGATAATAAAACGGAGTGATATAAATCGTTCCACTATTGACGCCGCCTGCTGTAATCCTTCCGTAACAATCCTGCACACCCAGATTATTGTTTTTGCATGCACCCTGAGCATAGGCCTTATTAACATAAAATGATTGCTGTGATGTTAATGAGGAAATGGTCGTTGTATTTCCGCCCAAAGAAGACCCATTCTGATAATAAGTAGTAGTGGACAATGATCCTGCATCATTCTGCGTGAATGTTGATGATAAAGTCACTGTTCCTATGTTCGTTCCGATCTCATATAATCCGCCTCCGGGACTGGAAGAAATTCCTGCTGTTGGTGCTGTATATGTTGGATGGATCGCTTTGATCAGTAATCTTCTGAAAACTGCATCAAGTGTTGTTCCTCCGGGTAAAGTATCTCCCGTATTTAATCCGCCATTCGTTCCACCGGGGCCAAGCTGAACAACTAAGTTTGAATCCAATACAGGCTGATTAACTGCAATGACTGAATCAACCCAACGACGTGTTGCATAAGTTAGGGAATCAGAACTAAGTAATGTCCACTTAACTCCATTGCCATAATAAACTTTGTTTGAAATTTGTGCGAATCCTAATTTACTGAATGCAGTATCTAATGGTGGCTGCAATACTTTTTGAAAATAGCCTCTATCAGATCTCAAACTATCCTGCACTTTAATCCATGTCAAAAACCATTGCGATCTGGGAACCTGAACCGGAGGTTGTTGCGAATAGCAATTTATACTTAGAAAGAATAGTATTAAGATATATAAAAGCTTTTTCATTTTACTAAATTATTTAGTATTTCCGATTAAAAAAATTTATTTAGAAATGGAACACAACCCAATCAATAGAAATGTCTTGCACAACACTTGCTACCTCATGAAACAGTACATCAAAACCAGTTGTTGTTTTATTATGAACAACAAAAATTGTTGTTGCATCATTGCCCGGAGTGCCAAGTGATATCACTGTGATCAACACCAAATAATTATTATCAGCTAATGTTGTTCCGAGTGATACAGTAACATTTGTATTACTCGATGAGATATCTCCCACAACTGTATTTCCAGAAACCAATCTTTTAGCACCTTGGCTATCTACATAACTTTTTGTTGCGGCACCTTTTGCATCAGTTGGATCAGCATTTAAAACTAAGGGTCCAGTCATTGGTCCATTTGAACCATCAATTTTTAAAAATCCATTAGAAATTTGAGTCTTGGTATATAAATTATCCCAATAAGGAATTTGTCCTGCGGTTGGAGTATTGGTAACAGTTTTAAAAGCTGCGGAACCTAATGAACTTGTTGTTACTACCAATGCCTGGATCAAAGTGTTTATATATTTCAATCCAATTCTGTAGGCATTCATATTTCCTAAAAATTCAGGAGTTGTGGTACCTGAAGGAGTTGATGTAGTTACTGCCTGCATCAATGTATAAATATTCCTTGAATTACCATCGCCAAAAGGCTGTGGCATTGTATCAGTAGGATTTGCAGCTAAATAAAGGCCTTCCGTAAACGGTGCATTTATAATATAGAATTGACCTTGCAAATAAAAGATTCCCGGATTGAAAGTATTTGTAACACCGCCAATAAAATCCAATCCGCTCACAATAAAGAAATCATTCGATACTACATAACCTCCTGCAGATGTGGTGAAGGTTGTAAATCCAGCTACTGCAGTAAATACCTGCCCTACTGTATAAAGCGAAGAATTATAAGTAATGGATCCACCCATCACAACATAAGATTGACCAATAATTAAAGTGCCACCTGCAGCAATATTTGTTGTTCCGATTATTGCGGCCAATGCATCATTGATCGCTTCATTTGCTGCAACGATATCACCTACAAAACGTGGATTACCAAGTCCTGCATATTGTTTTCTTTTGAATGGCCATGTGAATAAAGACATAATTAAAAAGTTTGAATTTGATAAGGAATACCAAGCATCCGGATTTGTTCAATTGTCGCAACCATATCAGATAACGAAGCTGTAGCAACTGCCACCGGAACATTTATTGTTACCAATGTTTCATTAACCCGGTCCGTAAATTCCACTTCATCGATTGCCGGTGTTGTGGAAAAATCACTGTCGTAATTTGTTGGATGATATTGAAACATTGGATCTGAAATAACTGAAACAATGCTCTGAGTAATGAATATCCTTTTAGATATCGCATCATAAAGCATGTTTAAAACATTTGTCAATTGTCCTATCTGCCATTTGCAATTGGCAATCAACATTTCTTTATTTCTGAAAGTCACAAAATCAGCGAATGGCTGCTGGAATGGTTGAACAAAAGCCGATAAATATTTATACAAATAAGAAACGCTCCCGGAGGCATTGATGGAAAAGAAATTGCGGAGGCTTTCAAAAAGCATCTTTGGATAATCAATATTTCTGAAGTTCGTTCCCATTAAATTCCGGTATAAGAAATTTGATTTAGAATATTGGCGACATAATTAAAATAACCGCTTCCAAGTGTTGTGCTTCCTGAAAATGCAACACCATCGATTAAAGTATTATCAATAAAGAAATCTTTTACGCCTGGTACATTCGCTTTAATATAATCATTCAGATCTCCATTATAAAACACACCATCAAAACCAAATGATTTTCTGAATGCAGATAATGCATTGGAAAGGTTTGTTTGCAATGTAGCCAGATCATAAGTTGAATAATAAGTACAAATTGCAGAGAAGGAAAGCACGTTTGCATTATTCGAAATGATTGTGACCGGCAAGCCTGGTATTTCAAAATTCTGAAAATAACTTGTGAATGCTGTGAACTGTGGAATAGAAAGTGCAACTGTGTTTCCACTGGCATCCAATGTCGCTACTTTCAAAAATAATTGAGATGAATTCCCTGAAGCGATATTTTCAAAAGCTGCCTGAGCAATGATTTGTTTTGAAGTATCGATATTCGCATAAACAGGATTTCCATCAGCATCTTCAGTTAAGTTGTCACCATATTGAAATGCTAAAGCTGCTGCAGTATAATAAGCTGATTTTCCATAACGCTGCGTGCTGATCACATTTAATATTGAAGCTTTAGTATTGCTGAATTCCTGCAGAGTATTGTCCACGATTGTTCCTAATCCTTCCGCAATTTTATTTACTGCAGCTGCTGCACTCGGATTATCAAAACCAAGTGCGATTAAATTCGATTGTATCGTGTTTGCTGTTGTTGACATCTTAGAAATAGTTTGATAAAATATCTATTCGAATATTTACGGTACCGGTTCCAGTCATTGTGATATAAAAAGTTGTAGCGGATCCGAAATACTGTTTAATTGATGCAGTGGCCACGGTTGCTGAAGTGGTATCTTCTAAAATATCTGTTCCGTTAGGAGTGGTTCCGATACGAATTGTTGGAGATCCAGCAGTTGTGATCACCGACAGTTGCTCCACCCATGTATTGGCGGCAATAGCTTCTGTTGTATTACCGGTTACACCTTCCAATTTTATTGGAATAGTGAAAGCTCCGTATAGTTCTGAAAACATATCATTTAGATTTGTGCGAACTGTTAATCCAGAATCGCCATTATTTATAGTTTGCTGACTCATATTTTTTTATTTAATCATTCCAATTTTTGTTGTCTTTCCATGTTGCAATGTCATTCCAATAACCTGTTGTTAAAATCCAGAAATTGTTCAACGTGTTAAAAACCGCATTGATCAAATTGGATATTCCGACTGTGATATTATTCACAGCTTGATAACTGCTCAATTGCCTTTGACTATTACTATCGACTGTTACTCCATCAGGAATGATCACAACTGTTCCGGGAATAAGATCCGGTGTCCAGTCAGTGAAATTATTTGCAGCACAAACAGCATCTAAGTTTGCTAATGAGCCTGTGGCATTTAAAACCACATCCCATAAACTCATTCCCTGCTTTACTGTATAAGTGCTACTCATAACTTATCTGCGTTAAAATTTTGACCGTTGTTATTGAACCTCCTGAAATTATACTGCTGCTCCATTTTGCAAGCGTTGCACCATCTTGAATACATTGAGCCTGCCACCTGTTCATTTCATAAGCTGTTTTGGTATTGTTTGCATTTACAGCATCTTCCATTCCGATTCCTAACATTGGATTTGTAGGAAAAGAAACTCTGGAATATTGAATGATACCGGCATTTTGCACTGAGGGATTTTCAGTTATTGCAAAATCCATATCCGGAGTCATTACCAGATCACGAGCAACAATATCAAAATTCAGATCTTCCATTAATGTGTGATTGTTGTGTCTTCAATTTCTGCCTGTTCAGTTTTTGTCAACTTATCTCCGGCCCAAGTTGCAGCTGCAGTTTTTAAAGCTGCCCCACCATCTGATGGAACCGGTGTCCATCCTGTAAAAACATCTTTCAAATTGTTTACATCATCTTCCAGGTTATTGAGCTTTTGAGTTAACTCGGCCACTTTTGCCAATCCTCCATTCAATCCTTCATTAAAAATTGTACTCTCACTGTTGATAATAAAACTATTTGTTTCAATTTTAATACTACTGCAATTTACTAATATTTTTAGCACGCTATCGACAAATAAAATCTGTGGTCGATCCTTATTACCATCTCTGAAACTGATAAGACAATAACTATCCATATTCGGTATTTCAATGAACGAAGCTTGACTTCCCTGCAGCACTTTGAGAGGAACTTGTAAATAAGTAGGATTACCATCAGTAAGCATCTGCACATCACAAACAAATTTTGTTTCTGCTTCAGCTATATTCACAATCTTTCCTTCACAGATCAAAGAATATTTCATCATATTCTTAATTGCTCTGATCAGGCCTTGTTCAATTTCATTTTCTTTATTACTCTCATTCATTCGTATAAAACTTTTGAGTTAAATAAGAGAATTTTACTTTATGCCGATACCCGGAGGCATCAACTGTTGTTTCATATCCACTTGTCACATAATTCCCGGTCCTGTCCGGATATCTTATATCTGTATAATTGGCCTTTGCAAATAAAATCGGCATCGGATAAAGTAGTGTTGTGATCGTTCCGCCATAAACTCTCTGTTTTGCTTTATTCAAAGCTTCGTTGGCCAGCTGTGTATATTTAGTCACGTTCCTGGTACCACCGAACATTGCTTGCGTGAAAAATACTTCCACCAATTTTCCGTTCGTATCTCCTACTTCGATCGAATCTTTCAATCCGTTGTTCTGCAGGAAATAAGCTTTCACTTTAAATGTCTGAAAAACTGCTTCGGGTTTTTGTAGATCACATTTTAAAACATTGGTGTCGCTTCTATACGTTACGCTTGAAATCGTTGTGGATGCAACGTTGCAATAAAGCTGATTATCCATTAATGTGATATTGAAAAGCAATTCTTTTCTGAAATAATTCAGAATGGCCAGCGGCGACATCATCGCGAATGTGATATTTACTAAAGTGATATCAGGAATATTACCCGGTTCGAATAGAACAACATGATCAGTGTCAGTTGTTGCTCCGTCGATTGTATCATTTACGAAATTCACAATGTTCTGCAGAAGATCTTTCAACTTGATCGATGCATAAAAAGCACCGGCATTATAAAATCCTTTCGTTCCTTTTTTATTTTGCTTTACAAAAACTCTCTGCGTTCCGAACATTCCTAAATTGAAAAAATAAGAATAGTCCAAACATTTTATTGTCATCGGAGTACCTTCAACAAAATCAAAAAGAAAACCTTTGAATAAAGTCACTTGAGGATAACCATCATAGCTCGCAGTTATTAAAATCGGATCTCCTACCGCAAAAGTTTGTTGGGAATTAACGGAGTACTGAGTCAAAAAATCGTGTGAGCCGTCTTTGTATTGAATAGTGCTGATCAACGGTAATACAAGTGTACAATCAGAACCAATTTGATGGCCATCATTTTTTACATGCACTGAAACAATTGTTTTCAGCAGCTTGTTTGCAATTGTAACTTCTATATGTCCGCTTAAATACATTAGCTGATGATTAATGTTTGTCCTAAAACATTTTCCCAGGCCTTTATTCTTAAACCAATATTCTTACTACCTCTGAAAGTCATAGGTGTTATTCCTCTTATCACAACCTGTTGAATGCCTAATCCGTTTAAATAAGTACTTTGAACATTCTGCACGCTGTCCGGAAGCCAAGCTTTCTGCCAGATCTGTTCCAGGGCTTTTTGAGGAAAAATATATTGAGTCAAATCACTATTCAAAGAACCATCCGCATTTTTTTCACGAATTACACATTCAAACTCTATTTCATAAGGTTCACGACTTACTCTTTCTATAATTGATACACCATCCAATATTTTATCCATCACCAAAACTTTCTCACCGTTGATATAAATAACTACATCGTTTGGGAGTGTAATGCCACCAATCACAACTACTGAAGGATTGTTTGTCTGGTCCGGTGATGATTGTATATTAAATGCCATTATTGAACACCTCCCTGGTTTTCGCTTAAATTATTTATTGCTCTGATCATTACTTCAACTCCTTCCTGACTCTTTTCTCTCATTTCTTTTGGAACCACTCCGATATTTTTCTGCAGTGCATCATGAAAATGAATATTTATCATTTTCGCAGATCCTAAACCTCCTGATGCACCGGAAAGATTTGAAGTATTGAGTGCAGTTTGCTTCGCCGCTGATCCGGCTGCACCACCAGCAAAATTTTTCGATGGTCCTGATTGTTCTGATCCTTTGAAAGTGAGAAGATTTCCAAATTTGAATTCACTATTTCCTGCAGCTTCCTGACCTTTTTTTACAGCATCAACAATGCCGGTGGTTATTCCTTTAGAGAAATCCGCCATTGCCTTTTTCCCATCTTCAAAAGCTTGCTTGAAATTGAGAGTGAACACATCTTTGATCACTTTTCCTAAGTTGATAAAGTGATTGATCACTGTTTTGATTGCCTGCACAATTCCGGCCCACATTCCTCCCATAAATTCTCTAAAGCCTTTGAATTTATCCCAGCAATACATCAATGCAGCCACAAGGGCTACAATTAACATGATCACCCATGTAATTGGATTTGCTGCCATTGCAGCGTTCCAAGCCCAGGTTGCAATTGTTACCAATTTAGTTGCTCCTGCAGCCAATAAAACATATCCGTAATAAGCAGCTACTGCAGCTGACACCGCAATCATTACATCTTTAAAAATCATTGCTGATTCAGATGTGCTCTTAAAGAAATCAATCACTCCTTTGAGTGCTTTTATAATTCCATTCAGTATCGGAATAAGTGATACTTCTAATTTGCTCACCAATTCTCCTACAGTAATTTTTATTTCTGCCCATCCCTTTTTGGCCATTTGAACTTTACCTTCATCAGTTTTGGTCATTGCTTCAGCTAATCCTCCGAATTCGGTTTGTAATTCCTGCAGGATTACAGATTGTGCTTTTGCGACCTGACCGGTGGCCATGAAATTTTTAATTGTTTCCCTTTGTGCTTCATTGAAAACAACACCCTGACGTTGCAGTCTGGTCATACCTTTTGCCGGATCATTGAGCGCCTTACCTAACATATTAGCAGCTTCAGGAAGATCCATTTTAAAACGAGTTGCAAAATTTTCAATGGCCGGTAAAGTCTTTTCGTAAATTTCTCCGCGGATCTGTGTGAAAGTTAACAGCATTGATTCCGCATCTTCAATATTGGCACGTCCGAAAAGAACCTTCCCGGATTGCACCTTCGCCATTCTTTCTAACTCATCAGCTGATTCTCCTGCAATGCCTTTGGTTGATGCAAGTGCAGCATTAACTTTCATTGCGGATTCTTCCAGCTTATCAAATGATTCCTTTGATTGTTTAATGAATTCAAAGCCTTCGAAAAGTGCTGCAATACCTAAGCCACCCAGGATCATACTTTTCAATCCTCCGAATATTCCTTTCATTTTTTCACCCATGCCGGCCAATGCAGTTTCAGTTTTTTCAACTTCCACTTTTGCTTTCATTCCCATGGATGACAATGACTCTTCGATCTGCTTCATTGCCTGAAGCGCTGTTTGATTTTCTACTGATATTGTAAAACCGTATGTTGCCATTATTTAATCTTCTTTTTGAAATGGTGCATGCCATAGTTTTAAAACCTCTCGAAGCATGATCACATTATCCATATAATCACTAATTGTCAATTCATCAACTTCGTTCTTGCTATAACCCAAAAAAGCCCGGAACATGGTTTTTTGATATAAAACCGGGTCCCGGGCAATTAATTTATCCTTAGCCTTATCCGGCTGATCATTTATTTCATTTAAGTCTTCTTCAATTGAGAAAAAAAGGGGGCGATTTTCTCGCCAAAGAACCATGTGCCGAAATTTAGCACCGCGATATTGTCATTTAAAAACTCTGCTTTGTCCTGTTCAGTAAAATCCTTTGCATCAACTTGTAACAATGTTTCTATTGCTGCATCAGTTAAATCGGCCAGTCCATCAGTATCTAAATTTATTTTTCCTTCCTTCACATCGATGCCGCCAGTTTCAATAACAGATAATATTTTAAATGTCAATTTTCTTTGGTTCCTTTCCGTTCTGCTCAATTCATGGAATACTGCAGTTTTGGTTATCTCTTCTTCTTTCCATTCAACAGTATTACCATCTGCACCTGCAGTTGCTACTTTAGAAATAAAAGTCAGGTCTTTTTTAAAAACTTGTATCATTAAATAACATTTGTTGCAGTCCAATCAATATTCACCAGGGTTTCTTTATCCTTTGCCTTAACACTTACTTTTGATGTGTTCAAACACATGTTCAGATAAGTATAAGAAGGACCACCAACTAATGAAGTGATCGATAAGATCGCGTTAGGAATTTGTGTTGCTGATTTCAAACCTGCTTCACTTAAAATGCTGTCCATTTCACCATTCTGTAATGAGAAAGCACCGGCAAATTTGTAAGCGTTTTGTTTATTGCCTACTGCATATTGTTCACCAACAGCATAGATTAGTTCATTTTCAACACTATCATCCCAACCAATGGTATTTACAGTGCCAAGCATATAAACACCGACACCGGGAATATTTAAAGCAACCTTGTATTCGGCTGCAGTGATGATTAATAAATTTTTATTAGGCATATCTTATAAAGTTGAAGTGAATTCAATTGTACCATTAACAGTTCCCAGGATCGGTGTAGGCACAATCTTCAATGTAAAATTCATTGTCTTTGTGCTGTTGAAATTAGGAGCTGATAAAATCAATGATGCATCACTCAGATCACCACTACCGGAAGCAACATTCAATGGTTCTATAAATTCATTATAGAACTGCTGTTGTTTTGCATTCAGATATGATTGTGCAACTGCTCCGGTCTTCGTATCAATTGGAAGATTCTTGCCCATTTCATCAATGAAGAATGCTAAAGCATCTGCACTTAATGCATTGGCAACTCTGTTGAATTCCTGAGTGCTCAATTGTAAAGTTGAACTTGTACAAGTAGCTCCATCATTCCAATAGAAACCTGAATGATTAGACCAGGTGCGTAAGAACATAAACTGTTTAGATCCCAGTTGACCAATGTCACCAGTTCCGTTTGCATAGGATGTTAGATTTTGAACGGGGCTGCAATTATCAGCTACATAACCATTTGCTGAAGTAGTATAAGAAGTGAATCCTGTTACTGCAGTGAATGATTGTCCGGGATTATAAACAACTGAGTTGTATGTGATCGCTCCACCGAAAACAGTATATACATGGCCAACGATTAAAGTTCCGGATGCCGGAATAACAACACTATTGGTCAAAAATGCTGTTGGTGTGTTTACAGCTCCATCTTCTACCGCTCCAAATCCATGGCCGATAGTAATGCGTGCAAAACGACCTAATGCCAAACCAACGGCTGAAACACCGTTTGGTTGTGTGCCGGTAATACAGAGAGAAACTGCGAAAGCAGAATTGGTTGCCTGTGTACCGATCGTTGAAGGAGTAACAGAAGAACTCATGTTATAACCATCAACAATACAAGAGAATTGAAATCCCTGTTGGAATAAATTCTGTTGTGCTGTTTGCAATGCGGTGATTGTTGCAGTTACATCAGCTGGAAAATCTGCAGAAGATTGTAAAGCGCTTGGAACATCATAACAGAAGCCAATCATCTTTACTCTGTTTGCAGGATCTGCTTGAGCAGTGAACGCTACAAAAGCATTGAAAGCATTACTGGCCACAAATGTTGCAAATGCAGTGGCTTTACTTATTCCATAGATCCAAAGCAATGCACCGGCACCAGCTTGAGCATAAAACTCACTTACCTGCTGATAAACGGCAGTTTTATTTGTTGCATCATAAGCCGCATCAATACCTAATGCAGTTAGATCGCTCAACTGAGTAAGTAAATAAGGCGTATTAAGTGCGAAATTATTTGATACAGCAACGGCCTTAAAAACTATGCCCATAATTCCATTACTTGATGGAGCTATTCCGACAGAATTATTAAGGACGTTGATTACAATTGGATGATTCATTTTGAATTTTTATCGAATGATAAAAAATATTTTTATAGCCGCCAATTAAGCTATTTCTGTTCCTTTGGTTCCTTTGGTTCCTTTGCAGGCTTTTCATCAGGAATTTCAACATCGAATGTTGCTACAGAAGAACTTTCTTTTGGTTTTGCTGATTCAACAGCTTCTTCACTCTTCGCAGCCAATAACATTTTGTTTAATTGTTCTAATGAACTTGGAACCTCTTTCCCACCTTTGCCAAATTTTACACGGTATGTATGCGAACCGGTAGGATCATTTGAAAAATCTTTTCTGAAATCAGAATCTTCCTTTTTATGATAGATGTTACCATCACCATGGAAATAAACTGTTTCGTGAGCTTTTACAGCTGCCTTGATACCGTGAATATTATTAGGATGAGTCTTGAACATAAAAATCGATTTGGTGATTAAAATTTTGCGTTGTTTTATTCTTACTGTTTGCTATTGAAAATCTAAATACTTAAATGATAAATTTTACTTCATTGCAGAGCTGACGACCGTATTGACCGATCCGGAAACACTTGCTGTGCTGGATGTCATGAATTGTACTTTTAGATATCGCCCGGAGACTTTCGCCGAGTCCGCTAAAAAGTCAATGAAGTTGGTCCCGCTTGCAGACAATGTAAATGTTTTTGTATAGACGGAATTTGCTGATCCGGCTTTTACCGAAACAAAATTGTAAGGAGTATTGCCCTGGTAAAATGATGCCGTAACTGTCGCTGTGCCTGATCCAATTTTGGTCCAACCGAAAGAAACGAAAGGGATATATTGATATGATCCTGTAAAAGGAATCACATAAGCAATAGTATCTGAAACTGCCAATGTATCGGCAGTACCAATTCCGTTAACGGTATAAGGCAAAGAACCCAATGTAACAGAACTACCTCTTTGTACAGGAGCAATATTCGAATTAGTTCGTAACTGAGCATTTACAGCAACACTGAAAGTTGCCGAGATCAATAAAAGTGCTAAAATCTTTTTCATCTGTATTATTTTTTAAAAAGGTTTAAGCCCTCTTGTTATCGAGGGCTTTTTTTATTTTATTTTTTATGCATTTGAAGGATTAGAAACAGCACCGTAAGTCAACAGTGATGTACCGCTGAAATCAGCACGCAATGGAGCGATGCCCATTCTTATATCGGCACTCATTCTGTAACCGTAGCTGGTAGGATCCTGAATCATAAACACATCCAACATACCAAGACCCATTCCGATTTGTGAAGGAATAAATCCTAAAGCTGCAGAGATAGCAGTTGAAGGAATTGTACCGTTCGGATCTTTCACCTGTCCAGTTGCTGGATCGTATATTGCTACACGGCTTCTTTGAGGTAAAATAGTGCTTCCGAATTTCACAAACTCTCCACCGTCCTGATTAACCCAACGAGTTAATAAAGATTTGGTTTCAGGATCTTTCTTCAACATTGCATCCATGATAGGATCAAGAACTAATGTTGGTTTTTCACCTGCCAGTTCGAAGTTTTGATAATTGTAGATCTGTTCAATTGTGGTGATATCATTCAATACCGGAGCAAGTAAGCTACCTGTAAATGAAGGATTATAATAGAACTTATTGTAAGCTGCATTACCTCCAACTGGGAATGACATTGGTGAAGTTTGATAACCACTCAATCCTGAAGTAGTAACGATAGAAGCTGCAGGAACTGTAGAAGCTAAAGTGTAGATCAGATTATCATCAATAACTGCATTCCATTTTGCAAAAGCCTGTGCCCAACCTGTTCCCATTTGATCATACCTCAATTGATGCATGGTTAATGGGGTCCAGAGCATTGGTTGTAACCAATACGGAGTCAAAGAAAGGCTTACGGCAGTATCAGAATAACTGTAAGATGCAGGATTTGAAGGCTGTGCTCCTTTGTAGATCGTAGGATCAGCAGCTACATTTGCCCATATAATACCAGTATTTTTTCCAGTCATTTCAGCACCGAAAATTGGAATTTCATTTTTCCATGAACTGTTAGGGAACAGTTTAAAGATTGCCAATGAAAGCCATTCGATTGTATTCAATGCAGGTGAAGCCAGAGCATTATCTGTAGAAGATAAAGTACTGATTTTACGCATCACATTGTCACGGCCCATCATGTCGATTTCACCGCGACCAAATTGTGAAGCCAATTCATGCAATGTTATACCGGCACGTGCATTTGGATTAGCCTGGAAAGCACTTATTTGACTTTCAGCAACATTCATCATGATCCTGGTCTTGTCAACTAAAGCTTTGTACTTACCATCTGCCATGATAGCATTCAACACTGCTGCATAATCAGCAATATCTTTTGTACCGCCATCATTCGTAAGAACACGACCCATCAGGCGTTTGTCATTTTCTTCTTTGCTTGATGCCAATTGGCTGAAGGTTTTTCCTTGGCCAATTGATCTAACTCTTGCAGCATGTGAAGGAGCTGCAGCAAGCTTCAGATCTTCTTTAATCTGGGCAGCAGTTTTAATTTCCGGTTTCATAGCCGATTGGGTTGATTTTGTTTTTGCGGAATTATTTTTAGTCTTAGAAGATTCCTTTTCATCTTCTTCGTCTTCATCATCGTCATCATCCGCTTCAGTAGCTTTTTTATGTGCTTTTTCAGCAGCTTCAAATGCAGATGCAGCTTCTTCAGCTTCTTCTTTGGCTTTTTTATATTCTGCCTTGTCTTCTTCAGTGGCATCATCTTTTTCAGCCTTTTCTTTACATTCCTTCACCTTTTTTACAGCTTCTTCAGCTTTTTCCTTGGCTTTTTCCATTTCAGATTCAGCTTTTGCAGCCTTCTTTGATTTCAAGCCTGTTGGTTTAGGTTGAGGGTTAGTAATTTCTTTTTCTTTTTGCTGAGTAGACTCAGGTTTATCTTTTGGAGCAGGTGCTGCTTCGGTTTCTTTTTCAGAACCGCCGAACTTAATAACACCGCCTAAAGAAATGATTTCTTTCATCCATTTTGGTAACCCGGTACCATCAGACGAAACAGAAGCAGATAAAATTTCTTTTGCAGATGTTTTTTCTTCTTCAGAAGTTTCATTGTCTGCAATGATTGCTTTCATCTCTTCAATCTTAGCTGCTTTTTCTTCAGCGCTAAGTTTTGCGAATTCTTTTTTCGTAATCATTGTATTAGAATTGAATTTTAAACTAAGAGTGGTTATGGTTTTAGAAATATTTTCGATTTCACCAGAGGAGTAAATTTTTGCTTGCAATTCAACTGCATCTTCCTGAACAGCATCTTCATTTGATGGAAGTGTTACGATAGAAATTTCATACAAGTAGAATTTTTCACAGATCCTGTTTCCATCTTTATCTAATTCGTACTGATTTGCGGCTGTCATTTTCCAAACTGCTTCACCACCGATACTTGCTGCACGAATAAAACCTTTATCATATTGGGCTTTGGTGGATTTGCTTTCATCTGTTAATCCGTGGAACACCGGCTCTCCGGTCCATTTGCCACCTTCGAGTTGAATATCTTTCCACATTCCGATCGGATCAGCATTCCAGTTGTGTTGTTTCAACATCACCGGATTTTTATTGAAGCGTGTAAAGTCAATAACGTTATTGGGAATAACACCGCCTTGATCGTTTGGAGTTGCTGTAGAAAAAATTATTCTCTTCGACATGCTTTTTTATTTCTGTATTAAAAGTAGAATGGATTACTAATTTATTTAGCATTTGTAAAAGAGATTTTACTATATTTGAATAACCCATTTTTAATATGTCTCCAATTGAATTATCTGATTTAAGAAAGAAAAGAGCGTCAGCATTATTGTTTGCGCGAAAGAGATTAAGAATTACAAAATTAAAATTGTCTCAAGTAACAGGCCTCAGCCGGCCAACGATTGATCGCATTGAAAGCGGCGAATACTCCTGGAGCATCGATACTGAAATGATTTATTTATCCGGATTGAAATTGAATGAAGTGAAAAATTAATTAAAAGGCGGGTTGTCAATTTGATCAACAGTTTCAAGCGGTGCAGTTGAATCAACTTCTGAAGATGTGCCGTCATCAACTCCTACAGAATCAAAAATAATTTTATATCCCATTATCAAACCATCCTGATCCAATGCATCTGCAGAAGTAATACCTGACAAAGTAAATTTGAAACAATAATTATTTAAGATGTCGATCATTGTTGGTGAAGTAGTATTCAACCAAATTCCTTTTGAAAAATGAGAACGTATTTTATCGATGATATCTAAAAGCTGCATTGAATAGCCGGTAGGATCATCGGCTTTAGGATCCGGTGCATAGTTGTAAGAATTCATTGCAAAATTCCAATCAACTCTTGTGAGGCCTCCGGGATATTGAAGTGAGTCTGGAGCATCCAATAAATCAACAAGCAATAATGGCATTGTGTATGATGGAAGATTGCTGGTCTTGTAATCTGTTTTCAGCATGATGGTACCACCTTCATCTACTAAGAGAGCTTTACATTCTTGCATTACTGCATTTAAGATATCTCCGATCATAATTTTAGGCTTTAGCCATTGGAATGATTTTGTTTTTCTTTTCCTCAGAATGCTTTACTGCATTCAACCATTGGAATAATTGGCCGAGTTCGATCTGTTCTTTATGAGTTTGAAGCAAATCAGTTAAAGGAAGTTTGGCACTATCAACAATGTGCTTTTCATTCTCGGATATTTTTTCCACAACTAAATTTATGTGCTTGTCTACGTTACTCATTGCTAAATAATTTAGTATAAAAGTATAAAAAAATATCAGGCCTTCAATAATGTTTTTTCAGGCTTAAGCATATACACACGCTTTGTATTGCATGTTCTGCAGGTGAATTGAATCTTATTGATATCAACGGGCTCTGCTTCCCAGTTCGGATCATTGTAACAATCAACCAACTTCTGAACTTTATGCTTTTCGCATGCAGTCGGTGTTACTTCTTCACGAATGAGTTTATACTCCGGATGGTTTTCTGTTTCCATAATTATTTTTTAAAAATATTCATTGCTTTGTCTCTTTCAAAATCCACTTTCTTATAAATAGCTTTTAATATTTTGGGATTCGGCGGTTCTCCGGGACCAGGAATATATTTTCTTGGTGGAATTCCACCGCCGCCTTCATTCATTCTTTTTGCATAAGGTATCAAACCAAGATCAACACCAATATTCACAAGCTTATTCATCACTGCATATTTCACACTATTGTAAAGATTTCTTGTCTGCTCCAATAATGGATTGCTGCTTTGATAAACAGATCCTTTCACACCATGACGTTTATCATAAGCCTTATCTGTTTTTGGATTTCTTGCTTCCCATCCATTAACACCGGTCCCGGAATCATATCCCTGCAGCTTAAAATTTTCTTTTACAACTTTAACTGCAGATGTGCCAATGATCCTTGGAAGATTGTTGTTCAATGTTTCCATTGCCTGGCGAGATTGTCTCCAATCAGTTAATAATTGTGAAAGTGATTTATTGGCCATGATCTAACTAATTACTCCTTTGCGATATTTATTTGCGGCTTTCTTACTAATGGCGAACGCATCAACAATAACTCCATCCTGCGTTTGTACGATGTAACAAGTCTTTCCAAATTTAATATAATTTCTCAAAACTACTTTTTGATTTTCTGCATCCTTCCAGCTCATCCAGATCTCGTCAGGACGTTGAACAGTTTTAGGAATATTTTCAAAGCCTCTGCTATGCTTTTGCACCTCATGAAGTGAGTTGGCCGTAAATCGAATATTCGTTAAAGTTTGTTTGTTCTGGAAAATAACATCACCTGATTTATTGGTTTCATATTTCTCTTTCCATTCATTCACTGTCTCAATAAAATAATGCAAACCGGTTGCCGCTTTTATGATCGCTCCAAGGCCTGTTAAGGATTCATCGCTTTCGATATCACCTTCATCAAATAATTCTGCATTTGCTTTATTCGCATTTCCCAACACTTCAAAATAACTATGCTTATCATTCGGGAACATTCCTTGCTCTGCAGGATTATAACGGAACTGTTCATCAACATGTTCATCGAGCAATTGTTTTGCTTCTGAATTCGTGTTTACTTTTCTATTGGCGAGTTCATCATCATCGAGTTCATCACCGCTGCATCTGCAGTTCCAATCATCCGGAGGAAAGCATGCATCACCTGCAGGATCTCCTATTTTAAAAATCTGTCCTTCCAATTCTACATGCTCTTCACGTTCACGATCATCCATCACACCTTTATAAATCCAATATGGATAAAGATCAGAATCTTCCATCATACTTCTGAATCGTTCACCTTGCACGCTGGATCGTACACAGATATCTCTTTCAACTCTTAACCAGGTTTCCTGAAAAATATCAGTTACTTCTTTTGCTTCTTTATTAAACTTCGAAGGTGATTTTATTTTTTTATCTTCATCATATACCAATGATTGAAGTGTCTTGGCTTCTGCAGCTGACTTTGCCGCACTGAATTGAAACACGTTTAAAATATAGCGCTCAAAAATAGATGTGTCCCGGAAAGCTTCGAATGAAGTTTTGATTTTTGTATTGTCAACAATATCCTTGAAGAAATATTTATTATATTGTTTATAAACGGGTGTGAAGATTACTTTTCCTTTTGGATTTTGATAGATGTATTTTCTTTCATCTTCGGACAGATCATCCTCGATCAGTTTTTTCTTTTTGGTTTTCTTTTCACCTTTCAGAAAGGCATATTCTCTACCGATTAGAATTTTTTTTTTGAACCGAATAAAGATCTTTCCGGCAATACTGCAGCGAAATCACCGTCATCGATTGGTTTACCTGCAGCTGGTGTTGGAGCATCTTCGAAAAATTCTTTTACTAATCCATTTGCTTCAAAGAATTCATCAGTCAATCGTTTACCATTGGCAGTAAGAACATCAGAGAGTTGTTTGATATCTTCCATGCTCATTTGCTTTGCCTTATTAGCAACAAACTTTCCGCCTTCAGGAAGATTTTTATAAAACTTCTTTATCTTTTTGAGATACTCGTCATTCAAATAATTTTCTACGAACTCCGCAATATCTTCAATGATGGTTTCAAGCTTATCGGCATGCACATCGCCAAGCGCTCTGCTTCCTGATTTTGCTGTGGAGCTTGTAAGTGTTCCGCCCAGGATCATTTCCCGGATCTCATTCTTTTTATCTTCATTGAAATCAAGATAAATGGAATGTGCTTTTGCTGCAGTGCCGGTCTTTTCAAATTCAATCTCTAAAGACTTCTGAATATTTCCCTGAGGATCCAATGTATAAGGATAAACCAATCCTTTTGTCGGATCAGCTGTGGCCACTACATTTTCTGCCTGAATTTTGAAAGGATTATAATCATTCCCTGCAGCATCTTTTTCATTGCTGTTTTGAGGATATCCAACAGTCATTAATGGAAACGCTAATCTTCTACCTGCAGCGATCCAGCTATTATCATTCAGATTCATTTGGATGAACATTCTTGATATCGGTTGCATCCATCCGAGGAATGCTTCATATGCTGTTGATGGCTGAACAAACAATAAATTATCATGCTCACTGAAATTCACACCATCATAAAATGAATAAGTGTTTTGTTTCAACAAACGATTGATAGGATCAATGTCCTGCATCGGATATTTATAAACCTTGCCATTAATCGGATCAAAGTTCAATCCCAAAAATCCCCAGAAATGAGCAAGTGCAATTTGTTTTCTTAAATCTTTGTGCCAGCTTTTATTACATAATTCTTCGGTCCAATCCATTAACTCATTTCCTTTTTCATCAACAAACAAATATGGTATTTTTCCGATCGGAGATTCTATTGCCCGGAATAAAGATTGTATAAACGGTGAAGATTCAAACACCCATGAAACGAGTGTTGCATAAGACATTGTATATCCCTGTTTGATAGCCTGATCACAAGCATATCGCCAGGTGCTTAAATTCCATTCAACAAAATAATTAGAAGGAAATGTTTGAGAGATAACATTCAAGCCTGCACCTTTTGGAATCATGAAAGGATTCACTGCTGGTTGGGTACCGGTTGCAGGTTTTGATTTTTTATTACCATTGCCCCATCCGCCGCCATTACCTTTTCCATTATTTCCTATTCCCGGGATTGACAAAGGACCACCACCGGCAAGTTGGTGCTGTTCTCTTTTTGCTTGTATTGCAGGATCATTTAATCTGCGTTCTCTTCTGCTCATGGTTGTGATTATTGTAATACGCTTTCTTGAATAGATTCCTGTGTTCCTTCAATCATCACTTCTGATGCATATTTATTTACAGCATTCATTCCTCCATCAGCGTATAATTTTTTTAAATAGCGATAATGATTATAAGCAACCTGAACCGGCATTGCAATGATGTATTCTTTTGTAACATCGATTGGTTTTCCTTCAATTTCTTTATACTCTGTTTCATCCAAAACTTCTTGGCCAGTCATCAAATGATTTTCATGGCTTTCAACAAACCAAATAGGTAATCTGTCTGCAATTGCACGAAGTTGTTTTTGAACAGCTTTATTCATTATCCCAATGTTTTGAAAGATTGTTCAACTAAAAATGATTCAGAAGAAACACAAATATTCACGCCTGGTAATGGTAAGTTTTGTTGGCCATTACGAAGATCTCTCAATGTTTGGTCCGCCCATTTAAACATCGCTGTCATCTGATCAGAAATATTTTCCATGTTGCCAAGGATGTTCCTGATCGCCAATAAAGAAATTATTTTAACTAAAAGATTGCTTCGTGTATCTGCACTCTGTCCACCAGTGAAGTTTATTTGTGGAACAGAAGTGTACAATGTTCCTCCGGTATTTACTACAATGGATCCAACAGTATTTCCATTTAATACAGCTGTGGCCGTTGCACCACTTCCACCGCCACCAACGATACTGATCACCGGTGCTGCAGTAAAATTGTTTCCCGGTACCAAAATATTTATCGCTGTAATTATTTGTGATGTAACTATTGCAATTGCTGCAGCTGGCATGTTTCCTACCTTGGCCAATTCAGCACTTAGATCGTATCTATTTTTTAAACTTGCGATCACTTCTGATTCAGCAATACTGCATCCGGATTGAATACAATTGCTGTTGACGTTGTACTGTTTGATAAGAAATTGAGGTGAGCACCATTGTAAAAGATCATATGCTGACAGATAGCCGAAACTACCATAACTCAATACTTTTAATTGATCTGGTGTCATATATTTTGCTAAATTCTTTAGCTAAAGTAAGAAATATTTATTTATCTTCGAATTCATTTGTTTTTTTATCTTACTTGTTGCTATTGGATTTTTAAAAGCCTTTCTTCGCGGGAAGGCTTTTTTATAGGGTAATGTTCCCGGTGCGACTAATTTGTGATATCCCTCCCGGAATAAGTTTTTTGTGACGATTGACGTACATCTGATATTCCTGATAGAATGCCTGCACCATGAAATCTTTTAAAGTATCTGTTAAGTGGCCATTCTTTTCCATTGTGATTCCTTCAATGGTTGGATGTGGAACACGAATTTTTAAAATGGTACCGTCTTTGTCTGTTTTGGTTTCAATATAATCGTTGATTGATTTTTTACAGGTTTCACCGATCACAATATCTATTCCCTTCACTTCTCCGGCAAATATTGCATTTACAAAATCTCCAATCGATGAAACAGATGGAGCATAAGACAGGATCTTGTCTACTGTTTTAAATCCTGCATTCAGAATCGTTTCATTCACGATTTGAAAAAAGCTTCGTTTATTATCATCGATATTATTCCTGTTTTTTGTGGACCGGTCACCATACAGAAATACCTTTTCATTATAGCCGATATCATTCAACCATTTCACAATTGATTTCCCTGCCCATGATGCAGTGTTGTAAGGATCTTCACAAGGGATTTCATGAACCTGTTTTACTTTCCAACCGGTATCGGTCCTGAATAACTGCCAGCAAGTAACTGCGATGTAAGGATAAACGTTGCTATCTAATGAAATATGAACTGTTGTTGATTCATCATAGGTAACAGCTTTTACATGCTGATCCAGTTCAAAGTTTCGTAAGAACTCTCCGCCGGTCTTTAACTGCACATCCCAATTGCCTTCAACGAAAACTTCATATTCATAATGATTCAGATTTTCTTTTAGCTGTGGAAGATAATCTGGCTGTTCTGCCAATAATGGAACGTTGTCATAGATCCTTGATTGTATATAATGCCAGGAAGGTTTTAATGTTTTGTTTTTCCATGGTGTATAAACCAAATCCTTGAACCATCCGAATGTCGGGTTACAGGTTGCAACGATCAATGGCTTTGGCTGTATTTTTAATCCTTTGATGATATAAGATCCGGCACGTTCAAAAGCTTTGAATAGTGTGGCCTGCTGACATTCGTTTATTTCTTCAAATCCAAAACCGTTCACTTCAAAACCTTTCCATCGGTCCAAGTCTTTATCTGTGTCATAGCTCTCCGGGAAGAAAATTATCTGTGAACCATTTTTAAAAGTGCAGATATGTTGGTCCATCGGATGCGACTTGATGAAGTTTGTCGGCTTTATTTTATTCCATGATGGATAAAGATTCTTTTTGATCGTAGGAAGGTTTTTTCTCACTATCGCCCAGCGGGATCCGGGAAACACTTTGCAGAGTAAAATGAAAAGAGCAAGCAAAGCATATGTCTTGCCTCCTCTGATCGCTCCGCCAAATGTGATAAATGTATAATCTCCGGATAAGGCAGCATCTAAGAATTCCTGCTGCTTTTGAAATGGTTGGAATAATATTTCTTTTGCTTCTGCCACATTTAGAATTCTATCTCTTTACCATTGATGATGATTACTTGTTTTGGTGGTTCTGGCAGTGTATTGCCTTCGGCATCTGTCGGAGCAACTTTTATCGGTTTGCGCAATCCTTCCAACATAATGATTTCTTTATCCACGGCCACTAATGCTCTGATCCCGGACGGAGTTCCTTTATGTGCTTCCTTCAATGTTCGTTTGTATTGCTGCAGCTCGGCAATTTTCATTTTTCGTTTCTGTTCCAATTCCATTTCAGGAACTTCAGTCCACAAGTCACGGGCAGCTTTGAGCATCCGTTCTGCATGTCGTTGTTTATTTTTTTCTGAATTCGCGTTGGTCCATCCGTTCTGCAGTATCTGACGAATAATCAATGAAGTTTGATGTCCCTCAATGATCCATCCCTGGATTTGATAGATACGGCGCATGTATTCGATCTTATCGGCTTGAATTTTAGCCATTAGGATAG